CTAGCGATACTCAGCAATACCCGCTCCTGCCGGCCGCCACTCATCCTGCGGGGAGTTAGACCGGAGCATGACGAATGCTTCAACCTCCTGCCCCTCTTTCGGTTCCGCCGGGGAGATAGCGGCATGGCGGCCGGCCGCGTGGCCGGGGAACATGTCGGAGTTCGCCGACACGTGATATTCCCAAATCCCGAAATTGCCGGCCTTGCCGACCATGCGCTCCAGCTGAAGCCGCGAGAAAGTGCCCTGACGAATGATGAGCATGCCGATCTCCGATAATTGAAGGCCGGCATTCTACTGCAGGCCATCGTAAGCCGCCTCGCAGGCTAGCCCCCGGGCCCGGGCTTGGTCAGCAGCTTCTGCCAGGATTGTTGCTCGGTCGTTAGCGCGGCTGAGCACGTCGGCGAGCACTCTGGCTGCAGTGGCAGCTGCCTTGCTTGCTCCGGCAGTGCAGGTATCGCGGCCGGCTTCACTTGCTGCCAGTCGGGCTGCGAGTTTGTCGGCGGCGTCCCGCAGGCTGCCAGCAGAAGCGCGAGCAGCGGCAGCATCAGTAGCCGCGCGGTCGATTTCACGTTGGGCATCGGTCATCACCTTGTTGATGGACTGTTGGCGGTTCTGCTCAATGACGCGCTGTTCGGCCAGGGCCTGGGCGGTAGCTGCGGCGTCGGCGGCCAGGTGCTGCTCCCATCGAGCCTGCCAGGCTGCATCCGTCGTCGTCACGCCGTGGCGCCAGCATCCAATGCCCACGGCGGCGATGATCAGCACCATCAGGAGTTGGCGCCAGTAGCTGAGGAGCCAGGTCATTCGTCATCCTCCAGCGGCGGAATATCGACCGTCTGGCCGGCCAGGGCATGCGTGCAGTCGTTCAGGTACTGGATGCGCCCATCGGTGACGAAGGAGTGGCAGACGACCTGCTCGCGCTCGCCGCTCTCCAGTAAGCGCCACGGGTACTGGCACAGGATCGACGGCTGGAGCGTCGGCCTATCAACGCTGCCGTTCCAGGACCAGCGCGGCGGACCATCGATCTCAACGTTGATGCCGTGGAGCATGTCGCAGCCAGGGCAATGGAAGAACAGCTTGCCGTCTGCCTTCTCCAGAATCGGCGACACTCGGACGAAGGCGCTCATGCCACCACCCCGCCGGCGGCGCGGTACTGCTGCACCAGGTCGTCGAGCCGGTGCTCGCGCTGGCCATAGCCCGCGCCCGGCAGGCTGGCCCAGATGTTCGAGCACTTGGCGATGGCGTCGCGCGCCCGGCCAGCCTGGATGTCGCCCAGAGCCCCGCGCTCGCGAATCTGCTGGATGGCCACCCGATCCTGGCTCTCCGGACTGAAGTCCTTCAGTTGGAGGAGATCGCGGTAGGGCTTCCACCAACGGAACAGCAGTTGGTAGCGGCCGGCCGCGGTGGACTTCAGCCCCTGCTTGTTCACCGTCACCAGAATGTTCGGGTGGCCGGAGTAGTTGCTGAAGGTGTTCGGCGAGTCCAGTCCGCCGACCACCACGTCGTAGCCGTCGTCCTTGGTGTAGCGGCTGGTCCGGGTGCCTTCGCTCCAGGCCAGCATGTCGAGGAATGCGCAGACGTTCTTGCCGCCCGCTTGGGCAGCGCTGATTCGAGGCATGGTCAGGCTCCAGAAACAAAAACGCCGGCTCGATGGCCGGCGCTGGGAAGGATCTGCAGCAGTTGCTGCTCGGTGAGGGGCATAGGTTTCTCCAACTCGCACTTAGGTGTCGTTCTCAGCATTCATTCGAAATAGTCGCTAGACTCAACGCAATTAAGGAGGGATCCATGCGTTACTCACCACAACTTGATGGCTTAAGGGCAATAGCCTGCTTAGCGGTTGTCGCATTTCATGCGCGAGTCCCTGGCTTCTCAGGTGGATTTCTTGGAGTTGATGTTTTCTTTGTTTTATCAGGATTCCTTATCACTTCAATTCTGATGAGCGAGTTTGAAAAATCAGGAAATATTTCAAAAGCTGAGTTTTACAAGAGAAGAGCCCTGCGGCTTTACCCGCAATATGCGTTTCTACTCATTGCATACATAATAATATCCCCACATTTATTTTATAGCGCGCCGAAATCAAGGCATTTTCGCGACTCATTAATAGCATCGATTTACATGTCAGACTATGCAAACGTTTTAGATCTACCATTAAAATACTTAAATCATACATGGAGCCTTTCGGTAGAGGAAAAATTCTACATAGTATGGCCATTCATACTTATTGCAATACTAAAGAATCACAGAGAGCAAGCAGTAAAGATACTTTCCTTCACATACATAGCATTAACCATATGGAGATTCGGAAACTATACCTTCATAACGGATTACAGTTGGCAGGTATACAAACGCGCTGACACGCACTCAACAGGGATGATACTCGGGAGCCTATTGGCATTTTGCAAAATAGACTTAAACAGGTATTTCTCAGCCATTTCCATGGCAGCACTGACTTTTTGCATAAATACTTTCACATGGAGCAGCCAAATAACAGTGCTAGCTGGATTTACCGCAACGGAAATATCTACAGCAATTATAATCTGCTCATCCCCGGCAATTTTAGGTTTGGGCATCCTAAGTTGGCTTGGAAAACTGTCTTACGGGATTTATCTTTGGCACTACCTTGCCATAAACTACTGCAGACAGACAGGACTTGAATGGCCAGAAACATTTATTTACTCAACATCATTCGGAATAATAATGTCAGCAGCCTGTTATTATAGTTTCGAGGCGGCCATCAGGCGATATCGCGAGCGAGACAATGGCAGGACTAAGGGCTATAGATTGTCACAGTGATGTTGTCCACATAGTGATCATTAGCTGTGCCACTGGTGCGACCTGATGCGTTATACAAGGCATCTACTGATCGCGTAAGTGTTGGCAAAGTAACTGGGTATGAGCGCGGGAACCACGGGCCAGCTCCTGCAGCACCATTTCCGCCAAGCGTGTAGGCCAGAGGGCTGTATGTGGTACTGATAGTTTCTGCGGCACCATTTAGCATTCTGATCCCCATCCCGCCAGGATCATTGTTATCGTAGGCAGCCTGCCGCCAGCGAATTTTCGCCCACATGGTGCCGGTATCGAGATCAGACGTTGAAAGGCCCTGCGCTACAAGATCAAGACGTTGTTTAGATACCGAACTGGCGAAAGATCCGCCAGTGAAATAGTAGGCGCCCTCGAATGGCAAAGGATTCGCCTGGCGCACCGTCATTCCGCCAGATTCTACTGTCCAGCCAGTGGTATCTCCGGTTTCGGCTCCCGGGTTGACTAGTGTCAGCGTGTAGGCGGTCAGGTGATTCGATTCATATGAGCCACTGACAGCTGCAGAATATTCAGAATCGCTGATTGGCCCGCTCTGAATGTATAGGTTCCGGACAAGTCCGAAAGAGAAGCCGCTTGAAAAACCAGCTGTCGCACCGGGAGCACCGCCAATACTCACCCTTGATGGAGTAACAGTGGTGTTCCATGAAGCAGTGCCAAACGCACGATTATTCAACTTCAGCGTGATGCCACCTGCGCCGTCGTGCTCGATGGTAACGTCATTCTCCTGACCGATGGCTGAAAAGTCCGTACTCCATACCGAGCGCCATCCATCATAATCAGAAACCGAACTATATCCCTCTGTTGGTAGATATAGCCGATTAGTCACTGGATGGATTGCCATATCCTCTGGATAGAGAGATGGAGCAACCCATGACTTCGTAGCTGAAATTACACTATCAGTAGCCGTAGATGATATCGCGGCAGCAATATCATACTGTTCTATCCATCCATATGTTTGAGCGCCACCAGTTTTATGGTTTCGACTTAGCAATAGCTGGGAGTCTCGCAAAACGATACCTTGAACACGTCGGCCGACTTGGAATCTCTTGTATTGGTCGCCAATGGTAAAGGTTGTTCCTGATAATGCACTGACTGGTATAACCCAGATACGACCACTGGTGTCAGAGGTGCTGTAATAATTTGCCGCCAGCAAGTATTCGGTTCCAGACACCGTTATGAACTCAATCCCGTAGCCCGTGCCGGCAGAAGTCATATCATAGGTCGAGAGGATCACTGCCGTTCCAGCAGTGAAACTTGCATCTAAATCCAATCGAAGAAGCTTGTTGGTCTCATAATCGGCAGCCCAGAAATCGCCATTGCTTCGCTTGGCAAATGCCGCGATATGGCGATAAGTGCTGGTTCCAAATGTGAACTGTCCCAGCAGAGCCCCATCCGCCAGGCTGATTTTGAAAACCTTGCTCTCTGTGTCGTTATAATGGGCAGACAGAAGCATGGTGTCTGCATCAAGAATATAGATCGCCTGTGGGCTACCAACCTGGCCGCCAGACGCCAGAACAGGAAGCCGCCCTTCATATCTGTATTGATAGCGGAAAAGTGGTGTTTGGCCAGAAGGATACCCCCCACTAGCAAAGACCGCCCCGCAAGGGGCATTCGATCCATCTGGCCGAAGAGAAATCTCCAGCAGCGTATCGGGCACAGCAGAGTTCATGCATAGCGAGGCGAAAATATCGCGCGTAGATGCGAGGTATGGAGAGTCGCACCTGATAGTGGCAAGCATACTGACAGGCCGCGTATGGTCTGTAAGCCACGACGGAAGCCCGGACGCAACAAGACGAGCGCCGTATCCATCTCCTTCAAAACCATCAGGCGTTATGAGCGGACCGCTTCCTCCGCTTCTGGTTAGATTTATGGTTCCGGTTGAGTCCTGCTCGTCATAAGTCAGCGGGAAGACCAGCTTGTCATAGACAATCGGGGTAGATGCGAATCTGTATGGATTGAGAAGCATCAGGCTTTAACTCCGATCAGGGCCACCTTCAGTCCTTTGGCTGTTCCATCACCAACCTGGTCGATATCGACGGTGATCTCGGCATCATCCGCAAGCGCGGTGTCCGAAATGACCGGAGGCGTCGCTGCTGTGGTGGACGTTTTCTCGGTGTTGTCGATGGTTAACTTGGTACTGAGAACAGAGGTGCCGCCTTCGTTGATGTCAACGGTGAGGATGCTGCCACTGGTCTGCGCAGTGGTGAGCGAAGCTCTTACCTCCTGCAGCGTGAATGCATAGGGCATCCTGAACGTCACCTTGGCGGCCCCGGCGGCGAGCGCCGTAGTTTCATCCGAACAGGCGATGATGATCGACTGTGTTGCGGCCCCGCCAGCAGATTCCGGCTGCACCCAAACCGAGCCGGTGTATCCGTAGCGCTTGGGGACACTATTGGCATCCAGCTCATCAAGAACTGAAACCATCCACCCGGCCAGCGGCACGATGAACTGCCACGCCCCCGCTGCCGTCAGCCAATATGCAATCTGACCGGCCTTCCCTGACCAGGCGCCTGTAGGGCTTGATGCGACGATGTAGGCGTCTCCATCGCCTGGAGAGCCCGGAGGAGTCGCCAGGTCCTTGTCCTTGACTCCCGCCTGCACGATTTGGTCGAGGGCTGCGAAGGTGGTATTTGCCAGCGTCTGGTTGGCTGCATTGTTTTGCAGGTATTCGAGCTTCAGCTTGGCGGATTGCGTCACAGGGTGACCTCCAAGGGATAGCCGCGGCCGACGGTGCCGCTGAGCTGGTAGATACGGAAGGTGATCGAGGATTGAGCCGAACCGAAGTCGGCGGCCTGATCGGCAGCCGAGTAGGACCATGCCGGAGAAGTGACCGAGATCGTGCGCTTGACCGTAGAGCCCGACATAACGTCGATCTCGTAGGCCTCGCTGGCTTCTCCCACCGGCGCAACAACCCCATTGGTCCACCAGGTGTTGCTCAGTCGGCTGCGGCGCGTGAAGGTGCCTGAGAAGTTGCTGGAGCCGTCGCGCGATCCCTTCGCGTACACCGGGCTCAGGCATTCCAGGTTCACGCCGCGGTAGGTAAACGCCTGGTCTGAGGCGCTATCGATTGAAGCGCCGGCAGTCACTGCTCGATAGATGCGCCCCCGCCCAATCGATTCGACTGGCATGCCAATGAACAAGTTATCGGGATCGTCGAGCAGCACGAACCAGTCATTCTGCTGATGCAGACCAGAAGCCCATTCCGTACCTCGCTGGCCGCGAACAAAACCGGAAATCACATAGGTGCCGTTAGGTTGCAGCACCGCGTTCTGGAATCGAATAATCTCCCACCGACCATCCACTCCATAGGCTGCATAGTTCACGCCTGCCAACATCTGGTCGCGGGTGACACTTTCAAGCTCGCCAGCCAGCAAGCCGACCGTCAGGCTTCGCTGATCAATGATTGTGCAGTTGCTCGATGGAAGAACCCCGGTGACGCGACCGAAAGTGCCTTTCCCATCGAAAGCCTGGAGCTCACTCCAAGTCTGGCCGTTGTCAGGGGACTGCACCAGAACACCGCTACTCCAGCCGTTGGTATAGCCGGCCATCGCCGCAGCGAATCCAACGCTGTTCTGCACGGTCTCGTCGACGATTGGAATGTCCATTAGGACGACGATGGATTCCCCGGTTAAAGGGATAGTGCCATCTGGACCAGGGCCGGGAGCCCCAACAGCATTGCTGGTGTAGATCGCGGCATTGTTGAGCTTGGCCTTACAGGTAAGGCGCCCATCCGACTCGTAGTTGATCTCAGTGAGGCGGAGCTCGAAGGTGCCGAATTTAGCGTTCACGGTGGCAACATCGGCCGGCTCCAAGCCAAGATAGGTCGGAGGCAGAGAGAAATCGAAGTCATCGCGTTCCAGCCAGCGGAGGAACAGCAGCTTTTCAGCCATCTGTGCGATTTCATCATCAGACAGAACAAGCGGTATATCACGGTCTTCGGCGTTAACTGCCGATGTGTTCAGCCGCTCGTAATACTGTGTGCTCTCTCCGTATTCTCGATCTGCGCTCAGTGCTGTGATGCTGACTTTCTGCGGGAGTTGGGAATCCATCTCGCGCGAGTAAGGCAGTGAGTCTCCGATATCTGAACCATTAGTAGCAGCAAGGTCTTCCCAGGGGATCGTCATCACTGAAGACTGGCCGCGCGGAACGAACTTGATTTTGTATCCTGCCGGCACGACATCAAAAGGATAGGCGCCCTGCAGCGGCTCAATCACTGAACGAATGGTGCCCCCTGACACTCGATATCCAAGCAATGAGTCCTCAAGCAATGTTGTGTCGAGGTCGCTTGCCGTAATCAGCGAAGATAGCTCGCATTCTGGGATTATTACCTCTGCGAGGGGGATTCGCTCAGATGTTTCGCGCCCGACTCTAGCCAATAGCGTTGCCTGACTATTTGGCGAGACTCTTCTATTTGCCCTTCCGATTATCCCTGAAAACGCGCGGGCGCACGCATCAATAGGCGAAGTCAAAGGCGCTATTGAATAATCAACCCTATAGCTACCAACAATATCCAGCAAATCCGGATCAAGCCTAAGGAAATCTATTCCAGACTCATCATAGCCGATGCTAAACAATATTTCAGAACCATATCCCCAGCAGTTATTGCTATTGCTATCAACAACGCCATCAACCTCATGCGATATTGTATTTGTACTAACCTGAACCAGGTCTATTGATCGGTACTTTACGATAACAATCGGATCATCGCTTAGCGCCCTGGATATACCATAAAGGTGATCTCCAGAATCAAAAATTACGCCATTAGGAACATTTATAACTCGCGCAGTTTCGCTCCACTCTCCAGGGTTTGACTCATCAAAACGACATATGCGCTCTTCACCGGTGAGCGTCGTATAGCCAATGAATACATATCCACCGCCTTCACCCTCTAAAAAGAATATCTTGCGCGATCCCGCTGGGAGAGCAACAACATTCGGTGTCTCATCACTACCAAAACAAACATATGATGTAGTAGTTCCTATTGAGTCAAGGCTTATGAACGCATATGAAAATGACCTAACATTACTTGAAAGAGGAAGAAGAATCCTGCTTGAATCAGTAGAAACAACAAACTGATCGACCTTTATGTCGCCATAGTATTTATATAGCGTCGTAACATATGATCCAGTGCTGCCAGATTCAACAAGCTCATACCTGCACCCAGACTCGTCTATTGGCGATCCGGGGGCTCTTCTGCCGGAACTTGAACTGCTAACAACATAATCGACCATCAGAGAATCGATGGAAGATAGCGAGACAATCTCTACCTTGAACTGCGCCGCCTGCAGGGTATTGCCATAGTCAGCCAGGGCAAAATCATCGAAAACGATGTAGGAATAGCCCCTGAACGCCGGCGCATTCCCCACGCCCACGTCAGCCTCATAGCGCGGATCTGGCAATTGGTCATCGGTGCCGCGGTAGAGACGCCAGCCCTTCGCCGCCTGGTTCGAGGCGATGATGGTTTCCAGGTCATCGCTGCCAGCGTTGTAGATGAGCTTGTCGGAGCACCAGATTCGCCGGATACCAGCAATCTCGCCCTGGCAGAGCATCAGGGCAAAGGTGGCGAAGTACGAGTACGTCTTGGTGACCGTCGACGCCCCGCCCTTCCCGCCCGATTTCTTTTTCTTGACGACCTCCTTGAGCTGGTTTTTCTCCATCCAGACGATCTGGCTACCGGATAGGCCGACGGTGCCGTAGACGCGAGGAATGTCGCCGCCGTACTCGCTGCCTTGGAAGGTTCGATTGGAGAGCTTCCCAACCTCGATAGTGGTCTTCTGCTGTTGAGAAAGACCAACAAGGAGTGCGCCAACTACCCCGACGCCGATGCCTATCGTTAGGGGATCAGACATCAGTCACCTCGGAAAATCTGTAGGCACGTACAACACGTCCGAACCAGCGCGAATCCAGGCGATGAACACAGACCTTGCCGTGCTGCTCACTGGCATGGATGACGTAGGGGTGGCCGCGGTATTCACCCGCATGGATGGCGATGTGCTGGGGTTGTTTGGTCATGCGCATCAGCAGAACGTCGCCCTTCTGCGCTTCTGAGATGGCGATTCGCTGCAGAGAGGGCTGGGCGTCCATCTGACGCTCCAGCTCACCATCGAACGGCGTGCGCGGGTAGCCCTGGGCGTCACGATGGGGAATGCCCAAGGATTGGCAAACGAAGACATAGAGGCCTGCGCAGTCGAGCCCCAGGCCAACCACTCGCCCTTGATGCCGGAACGCCGTTCCTTCGGCCTCCAGGGCGGCAGAAACGATCTCGTCGCGAGTCATGCGCCCCTCCCCACCGCTCCAGACTGGGAAGCGGTCGGCATGTCGGGCTGTCCACCGAAGTTCGGGCCGTTGCCGTACTTGCCCACGCAATCTTCGGTGCGGCGCTTGCGGCATCCGGGGATCATCACGTAGGCATCCCCGGGCGCGATGGCATAGGGGAACGGCTCGTGCGTGGTGATGACGCCGGCCGCAGTCGACGATTTGATCTGCTGCGGTTTCAATCCGGCATTGAGCCCAGTGGTGAACATCACCTGGCCGGCGGTGAACCAGTCATCTGCCTCGGACCTGGATGCATCGGTGAAGGTGTACTGGCTAGTCACCCCGGTGACGCTGCCGCTGACCTTATAGTCGTTGATGTTCGGGCCGTCCGGATTGGAGCGAGGACCGGTGCAGCGACTGCGCGTCGACGCGATGATCCGGCCATCCAGCGTCTGGTCGAACAGGGTGTATGGGCATTGCGCAGTGAACACCGCACCGACCGACTGGTTGAGCGCATCCACGATGCTCATCATCTCGGCCTTGTAGGCGTCATCGGTGAGCGTGGTCTTGCCGAGGATCATGACGCCAAGCGGCTCTTCGTCCTCGATGGGCGCCTTCCAGGAGGTGGCGAAGACGTAGGCACGAGCGTTGTCGAAGACGCCAGTAGCCAATTGCTCCCGAGTGATTCCGTGGTTCAGGATGCCGGTCAGGTCCACGCTCGATGGCGACATGCTGTCGGTCGCATCCAGCCCGCTGAACTCGTAGCCGGACTCGGTCGAATAGACCTCGCCGTTGCTCATCACCAAGTCAGTCGGGTAGGCGGCCAGGCGAACGATAGTGCCGTTCTCGGCCACGATGCGGGCGCAGTAAACCCTCGTCTTCCAGTCTGCGACGTGTGGTTTCATGGATGGTCTCTGGGAAGGTCAGCGAGCAGCGAGGACGAGGAAAGCGGTAATGCCGAGGGAGATCAGGATGCCGGCGATATTAGCTGCGCGCGGCGTCATCTGGAAATCGCCCCAATTGCGGTGATTAGCTCTGGCAACCTAGCGATCAGAACCAGGGCGCCAATGGCGAGCGCGGCATGCCACAGGTTCTTGCGGAACTCGGCCGGTTTGATGTTCACGGATTCCATGAAAGCTCCTAGGAATTTGAGGGTGAACCTCTTATCCTTCATCTACGTTCTGCTCCTTGTCCTTCCAAGGGGTGGAAATAAAAAGCCCCGGACGTTGCGAGCGCTCGGGGCTTTTGCTTTTTAGTAGTCCGAATAGGGAGCCAATCGACCTGTCAGGGGTTCAGCAGCTCTACGAGCGTCAGGCCTGACGCCTGCCCTACATCCGCGCTCAGCGCCTGGACGTTGAAGTTCGAATCGAAGGCGACAGGGATATCGAACTCGCAGCCGCCGGTGACGATGTCCGTTCCACTGTTGAGCGGGCGCGTCTGGACCGCGCCATCACTGGTGTAGTCGCTGAAGGCGCTGGAGTTAATGGCGACCGTAATAGACGTTCCAGAGCGAGCGGTGATGACACCGCGGCGTCCGTTTATCTGCGTCATGCCGGTCACACCGGAGATCACTACCGACTCACCGACGGCGAAGCTGTTGGCCACCGTGATGACCGTGGTGGCACCCTTCGTGATACCGGTGATGGTGCCGGTCTTGTTCGCCGCCAGCGTCACCCGGCCGGTCGTGTAGTCGATAGTGGTTCCATTCGGGTAGGCCAGGCCGGCGACGGCGATGACGGCCTTCCCCTGTACCGGTTTGAAGATCGTCCGACGAGGCCGGCCTATACTCGCAAGGCCTGGCTTGTCCCGGCCGTACTCCTTCACCAACTGGTACACGCCATCACTCACCACATCCAGCGTGCAGTCCAGCGAGGTATAGGCAGACTGCCCATCGTTCGCCGTGGTGAAATCCGCCCAGGCCTTCACCCGGAACCCCGCGAACCCTCCCCAGGTCCGGTAGTACAGGCTGGCTACGTCCTGGGCCAGCTCCTTGTTGTACTTCACGAACTCGATATCGAAAGTGCGGTAGGGCTTGCCGTTCTTCAGCGAGACAAACCGCGAGCCGCCGGCCGTCGTGGTGACGCTGGTGAAGAAGCTGTCCTCGGCCTCTGCCCCAATGCGGAAGCAGGTATCCAGGCGCTCCTCGATGAACTCGCCCATCAGCTGTACCTCCCGGCCGCATCAACTGCGCGAGCGATCTGGCGCGCTGCCTTGGCAGTGCTGGCCTGCTGTTCGCGCGAACTACCACCACCTTGCTGGTAGAAGTTGATGACGGTGCTGCGATTGTCATTGTTCGCAGCGATCATCGCAGCGCTCGCCTTGCCAATTGATGTGTCCAGCTTGCCGGCGCGCAGGGCCTCTAGGTTATCAACGCCGATCCTGGAGGTCGCCGCGGCGTCGAAAACGAACTCCTTGCCGTGAACCACGCCGGCTACATCGTTCACCCCGGCATCGCCGGTATAGCCACCCTTCTTGAACCCGCCCTTGAAGGCGAGCGCGGCAACCACGGCAGCCAAGCCGATAGCGGCTGCGGTACCGAATGACCCGATGGAGGATGCGATTGCAGCCGGCGTCCACGCCGCGGCGGTCTCTGCGGCTGCGGCGGTCTGGGTTGCAGTCGTGGCGGTAGTCGCGGTGGCTGCGGCAGTGGTCGTAGCGCTGATGGCAGCGATCTGGGCTGATGCAGCTGCCTGCGCGCCAGCGATCTTCGCGGCGGTATTGGTCTGCACCCCGGCAAGCTCAAGGGCCTGATAAATCAGCCACTGTGCGGCCATATCAGAAATGGCTTTGATTATCGACTGGCCTATCGTGGTTGCTACATTAGCCAGAGCATCGTTCAGGTCTTCGGTCTGGGTGATGAGTCCATATATTCCATCGCTTAATCCGCTAGTTGCATCACCTAGAACTCCAGAGACAGCATCAGCGGCTTGGCTGCTGTAGTCCGTTGCGCTATCGACATAATTCTGGAATGCATCGTTGACACCATCCTGCCAGTTCTTCTGAGCCTCATCGACCTTAGCGTAGTAGTCCTCCTGGATTTTCAGGCGCTTATCCATAGCTTCCTGGAGCAGCGAAGTTTCCTTGTCGTAGAGTTCCTTGCTGATTTCGCCAGAATTGTACTGTTTGTTTAGATCGGCTTGTTTTTCGTTATAGCTCTGCCTGATTTGAAGTAGCTCTTGAAGGCGAGCACGATATTTATCGCCCATGCCTGCGCCAGCAAGCTCGATATCAAACCCTGCCGCTGCGGTACTATTTTCTTGATCCAAGGTAGAGCCGAATGCAGCAGCCTTGGCCGCATCCTCATTGGCTTGCTTCAGCTTCTTGAGTCGGTCAAGTTCAGCAGCCAAGCCGTTCAGGCGCTCCTGCTGCTGGGCGTTGATGCCCTTCAGCTTGCCGGATTCGATTTCGAACTGGAGCTTGGCGACTTCAGTGGCGTCTTTCCGTTTGTCGACTTCGGTGTTGATCAGGGCGATCTGACGTTCATAGCCGGTCTCGGCATCATCGAAACGCTTCTGCAGCGCCTTGGCTGCCTGCTCTGCTGCCTTCTGCGCGGCCTGCTCTTCCTTGGTTAGGGCATGGAATGTGCCTGGGGCATTCTTAAGTCTTCCCAGTTGATCCATGAGATCAGAAAGAGACTTTACTGTGCCGCTAGTTCCATTCCTGCCCGCATCATCGATTTTTTCGAAATAACCACCCCACTTCAATGCCTCAGATTCGAGGCTGCTACCAACATCGGCCGCAGTAGATTTTATTCCATCCCAGTTTTTTGCTAGGCGCACTCCCAAAGCAGCCGGCCCCATAGCAAGGTCGGCCCATGAGGCATCCTTGAATCCAGCCGCAGCAATTGCGGCGACACCACCAATAGCTTTACCAATCAGATCAAAAGCAGCTACGGCACCTACCGCAGATTTGGCCATCCACTTTATCGTCTCAACAACGAATTGTCCGACAGCCACCATAGCCGTACCTTGCTTTGTTACATCAAGTAGTGCACCGGCAAACGCGCTAAGAACTGGAAGCAATTGAGTAGTTAACTGATTCTTAAGGCCAGTTGTGCTTTGCTCAATTAACCATTGTGCAGCAGCAAGCTCATTGGCTGACTTTATGGTTTTCTCATCCATAATGGCGCCGGCGGCGGCGGCAGCCTCACCGAAGGCCTTGAAACCCTCGGAGTTATTGCGGAGCAGTGGCAGCAGCGCGGTGGCGTCACTGGCGATGGCTTCCAGGTAGAAGGTCATATCTGATTGGCTGACCTTGGCCTTCTCCAGGCTGGAGACATACAGGCCAAGTGCCTGAGGGCCCGACAGGTTGCGGAACTGATCGGCAGTAACGCCGACCTTCGGTGCAATGTTGGTGAAGAAGTCCTGTAGCGCGCCGCCCCCGGTGTTCAGGAAGTCGCCGACCTTATCGTTCACATCCTTGAAGATGTCAGCGAGCTTGTCCTGCTCAATTCCAACCAGCTTAGCGCCAGCCGCATATTTCTGGAACTCAGTTGTGCTGGCATTAGCGACATTGGATAGATTCGAAATCTCTTTTGCTGAGTTGATGGTGCTGATAGTAATAGCAGTCAGCGCAGTAGCTCCGGCTACAACCGCCCCACCTATAGCGATACCGACAGCCTTGGCATTCTTCTCGACCTCTTTTCGCCACTTCAGAGAACTACGCTCGGCTTTGTCCATACCGGCAGTAAATCCTCCTACCTGAGCGATCAGGTCAAGGGTAAGAGTTCCAAGACTTTTCGACGCCATGCTTTTCTCCGGGCAATAAAAAGCCCGGACAGGCCGGGCTTTATTTTTGGTTCCGTTTACATCCCAGGGAACCCATTAGTATCAAATTCGAAAACTTGTATGCCTGAATGGTAGAACTCAATACCAATTCTTATAGGCTTACCTTGCTTGATTACTGATTCGCACCTCGCGAATGATCTTGCTAAAATCCAATCACGTTCTCCTCATGCTGCTTCATGGGGTATGAATGAAAAACCCCCGGACGTTGGCGCGTACCGGGGGTTTTGCTTTTCAGTGCCAGGTTTCCATGGCTTGCTCCAGCGTCAGTACCGGCTCCGATTCATGCGGCATGAAGTCGTAGAGCTTGAACCCGCCGTTCTTGCTGTGTGAGTTGGCGTAGAGCGTGGCCAGCAGCGCTGATCCGCGTTCTACCCTCATGCCAATATGCAGCGTCCCGCGCTTTGCCCGATACCGACTCCAGGCCATGAACTCCCGATAGCTCAGCCGCTGCTGGGCTTCGGCGATGGTCCTGCCGCCAACTCCGCACAGGACCAGCTCATGCCAGAGTTCATCTAGCTCGCTGAGCTCGGCGTCTTTCCCATGTTGTTGACCTCGGCGATCACGCTCAGGAGCGCTACCGTCAGGTTGCCGTCCAGGGCGCCGCGGGCCGGATCAGCTTCGCCGGTGATATCGCCCGGAGTGAAGACCGGCTTGCCCTCGGCATCGACGATGCTCGCCGCGATGCGACCAGCTACGCCATCCACCTTGCCGTTGATGGCCATCAGGTCAGATACGGCAGAACTGTAGGAGAGAGGCCGGACGTAGACTGTGGCCGTCAGCTCCTTGTCGCCCTGCTTCCAGGTGATTTCCTTCTCGACCGGGGCGCCGGTGAAGGCGCCAAGTTCTTTCAGCGAATCGATGCTCAGCAGCATGCGTTATACCTTCCGAATCCAGGCGGAACCGCCAGAGCGTTGAATCGTGGCCGTGGTGGTCACGACGGTGTTGGCCGCGAAGTCGAACGGGAAGTCCGAGACGTAGCCCTCGAAGACGAACCAGGTGCGATCCGTCGGCAGATCGAAGTCGTAGTCGCCGTTGCTGTCCGGGCCAGTGACGGTCGGGAGGGAAGTGCCATCCGCCCAACCTACCGCCCACTTCAGAGTTGGTGCCGGATCGGTCTCGCTCAGCTCATGCAGGCGAACGTGCGAGTCGTTCTCCGGATCGGCGTTCAGGCCCAGGCTGGCCTGGCCAGGAGTGCGCAGGCCCGGCTTGTAGCTGCGGGTGGTAGCCGACAGGCAGGTGTCCTCGATCTGGTCTGCAGGGTTACCGCCAGGACTGAAGGTGGTAGCGCATTCCACCTCGCGCACGTCGGGGCCGCTGCTGTCGAAGTTGGGATCGATAAAGAAAATCTGAGTCCCTTGGGTCAAAACGCTCAAAATGCACCTCCTAGCCGGTATCGGCTATTTTTAGGCAATAAAAAACCCGGCGTTTGCCGGGTTCCTTTCTATGAATCTGATCAAATCAGATAGTGGATGTTTGCATGCTTCCTGAGATTGTCCTTGGCCCATATTGGCCTAAGATTTGGCAGCGCCCAGCAAGCCCGAATTTCGTCAATGTCATTTCTGGAAAAAGTTGATAACGGCACTATGTGATCAACATGCCACTCCCCATAGTTATCCCAAGACATCCCCCTCAAAAACTGCCGCTCAAGATGGGTCTTAAGATCGTTACGAGAATAGCCGAGCATGTCAAACGTCCTGAGACCGCCCCTGTCAAACAGAAGGCCAAATCTCAATCTCTCCCTAATCGCCTTGTGCACCCTGAGGATTGGGTTTTCCACGAATCGTCTTTTGTGATTTTCTCTAATCCTTGATCTATTCTGCGCCTTCCAGGCTTTAGCCCTCGCCGACTGACGCTCCCTATTGCGCTCATTCCAGGCCTTGACAGTTGCCTTCTTTCTCTCAGGGTTCCGTTCAGCCCATGCCCGAGATGACGCATTGGCTCTCTCTGGATTCTCTTCCCTGTACTTCTTGTTCGCCGCACTTTGTGCAGACTCGCTCTGTCGGGATAGACTGCTCTTCAGCCATGGCCATGATCCTCGTCCGATCAGGTTGTGGTTAGGGCCGGGTGGCTGTTGACGCAGCTCCCGGCCCGCTCATTTTACATTCAAATACTGTACAGACGACCAGTTACCTAGGTGTCCACCAGTCCACGTCGAAGCTGACGCGGTAGTTCTTGGTTTCAGCGTCTCGATCCTCGCCATTCCAGCGAGTGATGTAGGCCACCGGCTCTATGGCATCGCGCAGCGACTTGGCGGCAGCTCTGGCCGCTGCTGCGGTAGCTGCGTAGACATCAACCTGGAGGGTGAATTGGTCGATGTCTGGGCGCTGCTTGAGGAAGTTCTCTGGCGATCCGCCTAGCGTCTGCCAAACCGCATATGGCTTAGCCACGCCTTGAGGCGCCTCGCCGAATGAGTAAAGGCGAGCAGGATTGCCCAGGGCGGCCTGCACGCCAGCATTGGCCGAGCAGACTTCATAGATTGGAGCGAACATTAGCCACCTATGATTTTGTCAATTTGCTTCTCAAGCTCCGCAGCAAAAGCATTAGTAGCCTTCTGGGTGTTGTTCTCCAGGGCGGGCCTCATAAATGGCTTTGCCGCAGTTCGCTCAGTTCCGAACTCCACAAATCTCCAGTACCAAGTGTCACCGCCGGGGTTCTCCTTTCCCTTCCCACCGAACTCGCCATAAGCAGACATATCCCTAGAGCCACCACGGATGCCTACGCGATACCCCTGATCTCCATTCAATCTGTTCCGTCGTGACATGTACTGAATGGCAATATTCTTCGCTATCTCCTCTCGGGTACCTGGGTCGTTGACCCCAAGGGCATTCTCCCTGGCCGCAGCCCTTACCACCGCAGCAGCCTTAGCCAAGGCTCTCTTACCTGCTTTATTGCGGATACCTACCGACAGGTCGTTCATCTTCTTGATGACTTCATCAAGGCCGGTGATTTCAAAATTCACACTGTCTGCCATTCACGCCACCCTATCTCCACGCCGCACGAGCCAATGGCTATGCCGACGGAATGCAAACGAAGTTATGCCTTCCCGGCCTAGCTCGGACTCGGCGTGGTTGATCTCCATGACCTCGAAGCCTTGGCGGTCCATCCAGGCGATGAAGCCCTCCAGGGACCAGTACCATAGGTGTTCTGCCGGCTTGTAGTGCTTGCTCGCCAGGCAGTCCTTGGCGTCCTTGTAGATCGGCATGGAGACGAAGGCCCATTCACCGATGCCCCTCAGCACAACCTCGGGCTCGGGGATATGCTCCAGGCTGTCCCAGAAGGTCATGGCCGGCCAGCCGAAGTTCGGGTTCTTGTAGCGGCCATTGGCATGCAGCCAGGCCAGGGCCTCGGGGTTCACGTCGAAACCGAAAGCATCCGCTTCCTCGATGAAGCGGCCGCCGCCGATGCCGATATCCAACACCTGGCCATCGAAGTGGCGACGGACCAGTTCAATGCGAGCGCGAGTCAGCGCCTCACCCATCGGCGTAGCATCGAGGTTCCGGTACTTCTCGAAATACGGCCCGCTATAGTCCATCGGAGGGCGCGGGTGGAAGCCCATGCCAAGCTCTTCAGACCAGAGCAGGCAGTCGGTCAGCCCAGGCGGCAAAGCGTTGGTCATGATCGGTGATCCTTTTGTCGCAGTTGTGCTGTTTCAGGGTGCAGCGGCAGAACCTGTCTGGAACCGCGAAGGTGACGCGGGACAGGTCCATGCATTTGTCGGTGATGTGTTCGGGCGAGTTGTATCCGCCCTGCCCGCCACAGATGATCCAAGCTGGAACCTTGGCGGCGATGGCGGCCGGAACGATCCAGCCAATCCCACCGATTACCGCGTCAGCGTGCTGGAGCAGCGCCAGCAGTTGCTCCACCGGCAACTCGCCCTTGTGGAACTGGATGTCAGCCGGCGGAAGTGGATCAAGCGCCCACTCCTTGCCAGGCTCCAGGTCGGCCACAGAGACCACTTTCCAGCCCCTGCGGCGCATCTCGGCGGCAGCGCTGGCGATGTACTCGGGCAGTGGGTTACGCGTGTCTGCGCGCCATTCAGCCCGGACCGTGGCCGGCCGCACCAGGACGTAACGACCTTCGACCGGCGAAGGCCCGAAGTCCGGCAGGTCGAATTCTCCAGGCTCGCAGCGGAACGCCTTGCGTAGCCCCTGGATGATCGGATCACGACCGTAGGCAATCCGCAGTTGGCCGCCGCCGACAGGGCGGTGCCAGGCGTGCTCGCGTTGGATGTTCTTGGCCTGGGTCCTGAGTTGCGTAGTCGGGCGGACGCATTTCGCGTCGAGGTCCGAGTAGAGCTCAGGCCATGGCGTTTCGAGAAAGGCGCCCTGGTGCTTCTTCACGAACGCGCGCGCGTAGATATTGTCACCAAGGCCAAGCATTCCGCGAATGAACAAGATTTCTCTACTCCAGAAACGACGAAGCCCGCTCAAGGCGGGCTTTCGTACGTCAGGGTGAGGTTAGGATGGGTCTCGAAATATCGAGCCAGCAATCAATGTGCAAGGCAGGCGGGCCTGCACACAACACGAATAATTGAAGTATCTGTTTCGCAGCTGAACTTTGGGCATACCGCAATGCCTCGTGTAGCTCTGTACGCGGTCATGTAGCGCTGCAATTGGTTTCTGGCCCTTCCGTTGAAAACGTCTCTTTTCACTTCAACGGGGATCAGATCGCCACCTATTTCTACCCATCCATCAGGAACGTTGATTCCATCCGATGGCCCCTGAACACGCTTGGCACCTGGAACCAGTTCAGACAGCCTTTCCCAAAACTCGCGATGGACATCAAATTCTGTAAAAGGTGGCGCTATGCTAGAGCGATTCTCGGTCGCCATATTGCGGGCCGCCTCAAACATGATGCACGCCCGTATCCACATCAAATCCTCGTGCTGGAACTCTTCGCCAGCCAACAAGCACATAGCTTCGACTGGCCTCTCAATTGCCATCCTCGCAATTTCGTTTAGCTCTTGAAGCAGATCACCAGAAAGCACGTTCATATTATCCCCTGCAATAGCCCTGGGAATAGATCGGCCACAGCAACGCCCCAGGGAAGGCGCTTTCGGGTGCCCCCTAGCTGTGACCAAAATAGAAACGCAGCCGGGGCGGACGGATGAGCGACATCCGCCGTTCGAGAGCGACTCTAGGCTGCGTATTTGGTGCCCGTGCGGGCGAAATCGTTACTGGCCGTCGGTTAGGCCGTCGGAACAGCGCAGCCGCCACTCACGGCGAGCGGTGGCATCGGTCTCTGCACTGGTGATGTTGTAAACCCGGCCATCCCAAAGAATTCGCCAGGTGTAGAGTTCCAGCCGATCCACCGGGAACCATCGGCAATTGATGCGAGCAGTGGTCTCAGCCTGTTGCGCATCGGCGGCGATCAGTTCACGGCCGGGGCCTGTCAGCACCTCTGCGGGGACATCGGAGCGACCGGAAAACAGAACGGTCTCCCAGGTCGTTATCACCTCTCCTGTCACCGGATCTTGGGTATGCACCTGCCGCTGGAACTGGATGCGGTGGCGCATGCGGTAGGCGAGCATGTCAGTCCCCGTAGAAATGATCTTTCACGGACTCGGGATGCCAGGCCCTGGCCGCATTGCCAGAGTAGGTTTTCGGGCACGCTTTGATGTCGTGATCCTTCGCACCGCAATAGGTGCAGCGGAGATTTGCCCGTCTGGCACTTCCCGAATAGGTGCTTGGGCAGAGCGCTTTCGTATGTGCACTACTTCCGCAGTAGGAGCAGTACATTTAAACCCCCAGCCCGCAGCGGTACGGCATCAGCTTCACCTCGGCCGCCTTGCGCAGCGTCTCGATTTCATCAGGAGCGGCCTGGAAGTTCGCCTGGAGCAGCAGCAGAACTCCTACAGCCACGCTCGGCGGAAGTCCTGGCTCGCTGCTGGCTGCCTCGCCGCTCTCTTCGCAGTTGCACAGACCATCCAGGGATTGCCGCCACATGAACTGGCAGGCTTCGTCTTCAGCGCCATCCAGCAGCAACTGGATCTTGGCGTCATCCGAATCGTGGATCACGTCCAGAAATGCCTTGGCCGTCTCAAGCGGGATCAGGCTCATTCAGCATTTCCTCCAGCGGGCGTCGAGCGAAGCAGGTCAGCGCTGTTTCGCGAGTGCAATTGATGATCTCGATTGCCGGATTGTTGCGCTTCAGGCGCTCGAACTCGGATGGCCATTCCGCGATCTTGCCGGCGCTCCCAAGCCCCTTCGGGTGGTCGCCGTGCCAGTGCGATTGGCCATTAGTTTTCTGCATGTCGTAGCCCAGCAGGATGATCCGTCTAGCGCCCCTGGCGATGGCCAAGGAAACCGCGCCGCCACCGGAGTTCCTGTAGTGCTCGATGCGTGCCGTCTTGATGCCGAAACGGTTGGTGTTGAGGGTGAGCAGTTCGCCCTGGAAGAGGGATTTGGCTTCCGACGCGTATCGCTCCCACCAGACCTTATCCATTGCCCAAAGGGCATCAGCCCATGGCGTCAGTCGGAATGTCGTGTTTGTGCAGACGGCCGCCCTCTGCGGCGCGGCTGCTCTCCACTGACGGACTCGCTCGCAGTCTTCTGCGGTGAGGCTTGGGCCGCTGGCGATGCAGACGGCGACTCGCCAGCCGGTGTCTTTGGGCGCTCGGCTTCCACAATGCAGCAGAGGCCGCGTGCCTCCAGTTGTTTTGCCAGGTGCGAGGAGACGGGGTAAGCCGCCCCTCCCGCCTTCCTGATGACGCCGCGGTCCATGTAGGAGCGCATCGGCTTGACCATGACTTCGGACATGAACACCTCGAAAGCGGGGCCGGTTGCCCGGCCCCTATCGGTTAGCTGGCGGTCAGCGAACCGGCCACGAACGCTTCGGGGCGATAGACCGCGAAGGCCAGTCGCTCTTCGGCGCGGATGGTGACCATGTTGTTCTCGAAGTCCTTGTCGTTCTCGGTGGATACCAGAACCTCGATGTCCATGCGGTCGAAGATCTGGGCGCCGAGGGTGAAGGCTCCGGTCAGGAACTCGTCCTGGGCGATGGCCTGGGTTTCCACCACCGGCAGACGCCAGAGCGTCGGGGTGGTGCCGTTCTGCGGGCTGCCGATGATGTAGCGGTTCTCGGCGTCTTTGGTCAGCTCGATCAGCGCCCAGTCGATGGGGTTTAGCACGATGCCGCTGGCCGGAAACTCGGCCAGTTGCGCCTGCAGGATCGCCAGGCGGATGCGGTCGATGCGCTGCTCGGCCACCACCGATACGCCGCTCGGCGCAGCATAGGCCTGCGCCTGCGGGATGATGCCGTGCAGGTTGGCGCCAGTGCCGTTGCCGTACAGCAGTTGGCCTTCTTCCACCAGCATCAGGCCGTAGCGGGCACGGGCGTCGATATAGCTCTGCAGGGCCGCAGCATCGTCCAGGATCTGGCGGCTCGCCTTGAACAGGTGCGCGATGGTGCGAACCGGCGCGTTTTCCAGCTCGAAGGTCAGGTCGGAGTAGGGCTTCTGGGTGCCTTCCGAAACCGGAGCAGCGTTGTTGGTGAAGCCGGTCTCGCGGACGTATTCGACCGAATTGCTGGAGGTGGTGCCAGGCGCCACCAGGTCGCGGATGGTCAGGCGACGCTGCGGGGCCGCCACGATGCCGGGGCGACGATCAGGAGCTACCAGCGCGCCGCCGGAGCCATCGATGGAGGTGATGGCCGAGCGCGGCATAGAGACGCGGTGCGAGCCGCGCAGGGAACTGTTCACGCCCTTCTCTTTCAGGCTCTCGGCCACCAGTTCGCCGGCGGTCTTCGGCGCGTCATCGCCGTTCTCGCGTTTCTCGCTGGCCAGCATGGCCTGCTCGGCGGCACTCAGGCGTGCCTGCAGTTCGCCCTGAACGGTCAACAGTTCGTCGACCTTGGCGCGGGTTTCCTTGTTCATCTCGCCGAAATTGGCGATCTGGGTGTTGACCTGCTCGGCCTGAGCCTTGATCTGGTCGCCCACTTTGGTCAGGTTGGCGTTCAGTTCGACGATTTGTTTCTCGAAGTCGCTCATTGCGATTCTCCTTGGAGGATCTGGGTAAGTTCTCGCACCGCACGAAGGGCGGCAGAAAGGTCAGGAGCGACAGCGCCAGGCATATCGGTCGGGGTGTCACCACCCCCGCCAGCAGCGCCAAGCATGCTGGTCTTGAAATCGTTGATGAGCTCGTTGCGCTGGCTGCGCGGCATTCCGCTGCGGGCCAAGGCGGCGTCAATCCGGCGTTTTGCCAGGATGGTTTCGCTACGGTTGTTCGGGGCGCTGGAGATTTCGTCTGACTCCAGGAAGGCATCTGCCCATCCCTTGTCGACAGCCTCGCGTCCACCGATCCAGGTCTCGGCATCCATCTGCTTGACGATGTCGTCGAGGTCGATACCAGTGCGCTGGGCGTAGATATCCGCCAGCGTCATGTCGAACGGCTCCAGCCAGTCGGCGATCTCGCGGAGGTCGTTCCGATTGCCCATGGCGATTAGCCACGCGTTATGGATCATCAGGAAGGCGGCGCGGCCGATGCGGATTTCATCCCCCGCCATGGCGATGAAGGAGGCTGCGGAGGCGGCAAGGCCGATGATGTTCACCGTGACCTTGCCCTTGTGCTCGCGCAGCAGGTTGTAGATGGCCAGGCCTTCGAACACATCGCCGCCGGGGCTGTTGATGTTCACGGTCACATCGACATCGTTGCCGATGGAGCGAAGCACTCCGGCAATGCGCTTTGCCGTCACCCCCTCCCCAGTCCACCAGTCATAACCAATGGGCTCGTAGATCGTGATGGTGGTGTCGGGGCTATCGCCGGAGGCCGCACGAAGCTCAGGACGCCATGCATCCAGCGCCTTCGGGGCCAGGTCGCACTGGACGCCCGAGCGCGGGCGAGCCTCCGGCGCGGCCGGAAGATTTCGCAGAGTCATGGGTTACTCCTGTGGTTCTTCGAAGTCAGGCCCTGGAATCTTCAGTTCCGCGCCATGCTGATTGACGAGTTGCCTTGCTTCGTCGGCGGTGATCATCTTGCCGACGCCTAGATATGCCTTTTGTACTGCCTCTACGGCAGAGAGCTTCCGCTCGCCCCCCCGCCAAGTTGATCCAGGGGGACCAGGTTCGATTGGACGGTGAGCACATCGGCATTCCCGCCCTTGCGGGGCAGGTTCTCCTTCACTCGGCAATCATCGCGGGTGTAGATGCCGTTCTGAGTCATCTTGCTGTAGAGATCGGCCCGGCCCGCGCTGTCGGCTCGGAGGAATGCCTCAAGCGAGAACTCGGAGTAGTACCGCTGGCGCTCAGCTGCGGTCAGCAGGCGCTTGTTCACGCATTGCTGAATCTGGTTGGTGAAGGAACTGATACAGAAGGTCAGGAAAGCCAGCATCTGCTGCTCAAGCCCTGTCCCCCAATTGCTACCCTTGTCGGTCTGCCCGATCATCCAGGGCGGAACCCCATACCAGCGGCAGATCTCCTCGATGCTGAACGCCCTGGACTCCAGGAGCTGCGCATCAGTCGGGTTAATGCCAATGGTCTCAGGTGTAATCCCTTGCTCCAGGACTGGTGATTTCCCAGAGTTCAGGGCTCCGGAGATGGTCTTGACGTATTCGCGGAAATCGTCGCGCTGGGTGGGCTGCAGCACCCGGTCAACCTTGAAGGCTACTGTAGGCAAGAGTCCATTCTTGAACGTCCCATTTGCCGCATCATCGGCCGACATCGCCGAACCGAAAACATCCGCGCCGTAGCAGATGGCCGATAGGCCAATACGCCCATCGAGCGTGAAGGCCGGAATATGCAGCATGTTCTTCCGGTCAATCTGCCGGCGACCGCCTTTCTTTGGCGTGTAGTAGTACTCCAAGCGCCCGTTGTCGTCGCAATCCAGGTCGATTCGAGATGGAAGCAGGAAATCCAGTGCCGCCACTCGATCACCCACTCGCCGGATCTCGGCATAAGCATTCCCCCAAAGCAACATGGAGGAAACCATCGCCTGCCAGAACTGGAATGCGGTCATGTCGTCATTGGGACTGGTATGAACGATGTCGTAGAGCGGCAGGCTCCGGGCATCCTCTCGACTGCCATCAGTCTTGCGCTCATATACACCCATTGGCAGACCGGCAACCGAGGTGGAAATAAGCCGCACGCAAGCCCAGACCGCAGACAGACGCATTGCGCTATCGACGGTTACGGGTTTCCCGCTGGAAGACGTTCGGCCAAGCATCTGCGTCCAGAAATCGCCATCAGTCAGCCGAATCGTTTTCCCCGCCCAGCCGAGCAAGGATGCCCGAGGGGCTTTCGCCGCACGATTCAGGACCTGGGCCAGGCTCTTACTCACTGGTCAGCCCCTTGCGGACGAAGGCCGCACCAGCGAAAGAAGCACAAGCGCCAGCCATGAGCGACCAGCCAAGCCCGAAAAGGACGAATGCGCCGGCGACAAAGAGCGCCAGCCCAATCGCGCCGAGCAGGAGATAGAGGCCAGTGGCGATGTTCATGCGATGATCGGGTTCCGTATGGCATTCATGAAGTCGTCACCGTCATCAATGCCGGCAACCAGGGCGCGCCCCATCGTCATGATCAAGGTCACCGGACCATCGATCTTGCAGTTGGGGTCGTTGTCGTTTTCCTTGCGCGGGTAGATATTTTCCTTGGCGTCGATCTTTGCCGCCACGTTGCCCATCATCCAGGTCATGACAGGATTCCCGTCATGCCAGAGCGTCCGCGCGATTACCCTCGCCTCCACCTCCTTCATCGGGTCACTCATGTTCTTCACCGTCTGGTTGAAGTCCACGACCGGAATTGAGGTGCTGGAAAGCCGGGTGATCAGGTAGTTGGCTTGCCAGTCATCGAAGGCGACATCCTGCAGTTCTACCTGCTTCGCCAAGTCCAGGATGTCCGCCTCGATGAAGGCGTAATCGGTCATGCTCCCGGGAGTCAGGATCAGATGCCCGTCGAGCGCGAAATTCTGGTACTTCTCGTTTTCTTCGGCCGCTGCTTCGGGGGCGTAGAACCGAGGAATGCAGTAGAACTGCCCCGCCTTCTCGAACAGCATCACCAGGGCGGCCACGTCCTTCTTGCTCGCCAGGTCGAGCGCCATCCAGCAACGGCATCCGGCCATGTCGGCAATCGTGAAGTCGCGCTTCTGCCGCTGCCAGGCCAGCATGTTCATCCAGACCGTCCGGGCTCCCACCCACTGGTTCAGGTGCTTGGTGCGGAACGCGTTCTGCTTCGACGCCGAGCGCTTGGCCTGCTGGAGCTGGGCCAGGAGAAAGTCAGGGAATACCGATATGCCGTAGTTCGGGTTGGCCTTGATCAGGCTGGCCGGATCGTCCCAGGCATCATCCTCGTCGATTGTGTAGATGATGCCGAAAATCGTCTCGTCGGCCTCTTGTCCTTCGAGAATCCGAATCACATCCCGGCGCTTCTCGTAGCACGGGCCGCCAAGATTCGATCCGGCGGTAGTGATGATCGACAGCAACGGCTGCTCGCGAGCCCCCATACCGGTTTGCATGGTATCCACCAGGGCGTCGGTATCGTGCTCGTGGTATTCGTCCACCAGCGCAGCGTGAGGGCTAGCACCATCCCCCGGATTGCCAATTACCGTTTCGAACTTCGACATGTCCTCCATGACGAACATGGGGCCGGGGTTCTTCTGGTTACCGGACAGCTCAATCCCGAATCGATTGCGCAGATTCTCCAGCTTGTGCGCCATCATCCATGCCGGCCGGAAAACCTCGAATGCCTGCTTCTCAGTGGTCGCGCCAGAATAGACCTCTGCTCCCGACTCGCCGTCCGCGGCGAACAGGTAAATCCCCCTAGCTGCCAGCCGGGCCGACTTGCCGTTCTTTCTCGGGATCTCTTCGTAGGCCTCGCGAAACCTGCGTTTGCCTGTTCCCTTCTTCACCCAGCCGAAGATGTTGGCCTCGATGAATACCTGCCAGGGCTCGAAGACCAGCTTCGACTTCGAGGCGCTCCATTTGCCTTTGGTGTGAGGCATGAGCTGCATGAACTTGACGGCGCGATCTGCCTTCGACTCATCGAAGAGGTAGGGCCAATCTTCATCGCCTTGTCGCGCTAGGTCATTCAGGAAGCGCTGGCATGCCAGAATCACGTATCGGCATGCAACGACACGCCTCTCCACGACATCGCTCGCATACTGTCGCGCAATGCCGCTAGGGGTCATGTCAGAAATCCTCGAACTCGTCCCTCTCCTTCGGCTTTTCCAGGCCGAACTTCTGCCGGTCGGACGGGGTTAATCCCAGTCTGGCCAGGTTGCCAATAAGGTGGGTGTATTTGCCGACCGCGAACTCAGTCGGGTTAGCGCGGTATTCGGCCAGCAGGTTAGCGGTGACTTCCAAGATGATCCGGTCAGAGCCGGTCAGGACGCCCTTCAGTGATTGTGAGCAGAGCTCTTTCCACGCGAGCCGCGCAGGGCCTTGCAGATGGATTGGCGCTTCGCCGACCTCCCCCTCTCCCTTTGCCGGCTCCTGCCGGTAGCGCTGGGGGTTTTTCTTGTCGGCGCCTTTGAACTTGGCGACGACATCTGGCTGTTTGTGTCGTGCCATCTTGAAACCTAAATTCTGTGGAAATGGAAAGTGACTTGGTGGCGCGGTGTCCTAACGAAAAGTTCTAAGGTTTTGACCCGCCCCATCCCTATAAATGAGAATTTTTCTCATTAAACTCGATTTTTCGGTAAAAACGCACGAAACCAGTGAAAACCACTGCCGTCGTTCGTAAATATCTCGATATCGTCGTGTCCGCGCGCTGAGAGAACCCGACTATTTCCTAGATGCCGCCGACTCCCTTGCCGTCTTCCTCGCATGACATGGGTAGCCAGCAATAGCCATCAGGTTGGCGTCATCGTCTGTGCCGCCCTGGCTCAGCGGGATGATGTGGTCCACCTCTGTGGCGATCCTCTTCATCCCCTTGCACTCTGGGCACTGGCACATGTAGCCGTCACGCTTGAGGATGCGCTCACGCTTGCGGCGCCAAGGGCGACCACCACGGCCATTGCCCCATGACTGATCGGCTGCTTCGTGCTTCGTGACGTTGACAGCCTTGGGCTTCCCGTGCTTCTGCGGAAGATCAGGCATCACTCAATCCCAAGTACTTGGCAACCATCAGCGATTCGGCCAGGTCGTTGCCGTTTGCATCGCGCCATTCGGACACCCCAGCATCCTCCCAAGTGACAGGCTGGCCTGGCGGGTTAAGTCGGGCTCGCGCGACCTTGTATCTCACCTGCAGGATCAGCCTGCCGAACCAGCCTCGGCGTACGCGCACGGCATCGATCTCGGTGCATTTGGAGCGACCGTAGATCGGCATCATCTCGACCTCCGCATGGGCCTGCGATACCAGACCAGCTCATAGCGCCTGGCTTCATCAGGAATCTGGTCAATAACCCAACGTATGCATTGCAGGTAAAGGCGTTCTGGCTTGCTCGGGCTGGGCCGTATTGACTGCACCAGATATGCCGAACCGCGAGCAGTGGTAATGAAGTCGCCAACCATCAGGCCTTCGGCTCCGTCGATATATAGCTTGCACGGAGTGAATGGTTGTCGTTGCTGAGCCATTAGCGAATGGTCTTCCCGTTCAGGTAAGTCTGCGGTTCAGCATCCGGATCGCGCTCATCGGCCATCGCTTCGACCAGGGCGAGCAGCAGGCCATTGGTCTTGCGCTGCTCATCGAGGAGCGATTCCAGCAGTGGGCGGATGTCGCTGTGGATTCCAGCTTGGAGACCGTCATCCAGGATCAGCGGCTTGGCTCCGATGCTCTGCGCAATCGGCTCCAACACCCTGGCCATCTTCTCCCGGGCTTCCATCGACAGAGGTCGATCCGTGGTGATCACCAGCAGGGGCTTTGCGCATTCGCTCATGGGCTACCTTCCACCATTTCTTCAGCCAGGCGCGGCGCTTCTCACAACCTGCACAGGCCATCAGTGACAAACTCCCTGCATGGCGAATCAAGACCGGTAACCTCAATCACGTCGACGTTAAAGATAGGCTCCAGTTTGATCGCAATCTGATTGCCCCAAGTATCGCAGAGGACTGCCTCGCGGGCGGGAACCATGTGCTCCTGACCATCCATGATGATCTTCACCTGAAGTGGTTCAGACATCTGGATACATCGCCGCTTCGAGGATGACCTGCTTACCCATCTCCAGTAGGCCGATGACCTGGAGGTCGTCGGACTTCGGCCCGAAGCCCAGGGTGTCGAGCGTGCCGTTCTTGCCCATCAGGACAACGCATCCGGTTTCGCAGGGCTCGATATCGCCGGCTTCCAGTTGGGCGATGATGTTCTTCAGGGCGTCAATGGCGTCGGAATAACCGTCGCGCTTGATCGGGACGACTTTCAGGTCGGTCATTCGGGCTTCTCGACCAGCTCGTAGCGCTTGATGATCTCGATGATGTTCACGGCCTGGCTCCGCTCTGGAAGCATGGAGACCTCCAGGGTGACAGGATCACTACCATTCATTTCTATCTTGATCCCAGTCACGCCTTTGCCTTCAAGGCCGAGGGCTTGGAGAACCTCCAGGCCAATCTGCTGCGCGGTGACTGCCATCACTTGGTCTCCAGCCGGAACTTCATGCCGCGCATGACGGTTCCGGTGATCTTGTCCAGATTGGGCTCCATTCCGGTCAGCCATGCGAATGTGATGCAGGCATACAGGTAGGGCTTCACCCACCAGGAGAACTTCATGTGGAGGATGAGAGGGCCGACAGTAGCCATTAGCTATACCTCGGCGCTCGGCTTATAGCGCGCCCGATCCGACTGGGCAGAGTCACATCAGCCAGCGGATTCCGGTCTTCAGCGCTATAAGCGCTGCAGGTTATCCGTGGCTCTACCCATTGAGGCCAAGCCATGTCGCCTGTACGCAGGCCGGGATAGGTTGGCCCGACTTGGCGAAGCTCAGGCGTCACCTTCATGAAGACAGTCTTCAGGTGATTCTTGATCGATTGCCATTGCTCAGCGGTTGGCTCGGAGCCGTTCAGCTCAACGAAGCCCTGGAGCCAGTAGGCGAACTGTTCAGGCGACATTTTGGCCAACCTCGCTGGACCAAAGGTCCAAGTCAGGAACAAGCTTCATTCCGGCGGCATTGGCGAGAACGTGGCCGGTGAAGCTGATACGAAGGCCATGTTCGGTTTCGCGAACTTCCATCGTGACCTCGGCATAGTCGCCCCCGCACTCGATGCGAACCTTACGCTTCAGTCCTGGCCGGACTGGAGACTCGAAGCTGGCCATGATGTCGAAGTCTGCTGGGTCTGCGTTCATTTCAACCTCCGGCGATCAGCGCCATTCCACCGACGCTCCCAGTCGATCTGAATGATCCGGGCGATGTTGCCGCGGGCCCGGTAGACCAGCACCGCCAACACCATCAGGATGATCAGCAGCCAAGGAGAAAGGCTCGGCTGGGGATGACCATGCAGCATGTCGAGGTAGACCGTCAGCGAGTAGCAGCCGGTCCCTACACACAGCAGGTAGGCTAGTAGCGAAACGCCAGCCCGGTAGCGTGCGCCTTCTCTGCGGTAAGCGGCGATGCGAACGCAAATGGCACTGCAGATGAACGCAGCACCCAACGCCCAGGGATCAACCATTCTTGCCACCCGCTCCGATAGCGTTCCGGAGCCATGAGAGAGTCAAGCGGAGCCATGTGGGGGCCTTGCCACCCTTCGCCCAATCCAGCAGCCCGACGGCAACAACGACGAAAACCGCAGCGCAGATCGCGGCTGCTAGGCCAGAGGTCTGAGCCCAGCCCCGGGCGATGAACTCGCTCGAGGCGTAGTAGCCGACGATCCATGAGGCGATGAAGTAGCCCAGGCGACCGAAGTGCGAGAGGTCCTTGGCGTAGACGATGAAGAACATCGCCCCGGCGAAAGCACCGATCACCGCATTGACGTCGAAGCCGAGAAGAGACGCCCCGCCAATACCGATCAGGCCGGCTACTGCGACGGCTCCGCTGTCGGACATGAGGCTTCTCCAGGAAGAAAACGCCCGGGGCCTACGGCTATACCGGGCATGCGCTGGGGAGCGCGGAAACTAGATGAGGTTGATGATCAGGAAGGTCAGGACCGAGATGACGGTCCAGCCGATGATGTTCAGGGTTGCGATGTCGTTCGGGCGAGTGGACATGGCGCCTCCTAGCCGTAGCCGATCACCCTGAGCGGCAGGAACCGCAGCGAGCTGCGATTGCGCCAGTAGTCGTCAGGGTGAATCAGGATGCTTTCGAGATGAATGCCCTTCCGCTGCGCTTCGTAGTACCAGCGCTTGATGCGGGATTCGATGGGCATCCGAACTCCAGAAACAACGAAGCCCCGGCATTGGCCAGGGCTTTGAGGGCTGAACTTCCTCAAGTGGGAGTTCGTGTTATGGGAAAAGCATAGCGCCAGCCGAGAAATTTGGCAATCCATGCAACCAAGTGATTTAGATGAGATTTATTCTTTTCGCCCCTTTCCGCTGATTCTCGTGTGACCACATCGGGCGCAGATTGGAAAGCGCATTAATTATCGATGGATCAGTTTCCCCTTTAGCAACCATTTCCGTGATTGGGATAATGTGGTCAATATGGATTTCCCTTCCAACCTTCTCCCAGGTCATCCCTGTGGTGAACTGTCGCTCAATATGGGCTCTTAATTCGTCCGGGCCATAGCCAAGCGCAGCGACGGACTTGGTTGTGGAAAGCCTCCCTCTAAGAACTCGATGAAGCATACTGCGCATATCCCCAATAAGGCGAAAAGCTGGGTCATTCGACCGTCTTGTGCGATCTCGTTCAGCCCTTCTGTCCCTGTTTGCAGGATGATATTTGGCATAGTAGGCGGAAGCCCTTTCCTTATGCTTTGCGTAATTAGATCTGCTGCTGGCGCGCTCGCATTCTCTACATATTCGATTTATGACTTTGCGTTCTGCGACATGCCCATGCTTGCATGGCTCCCCAGTAAAATACACAGTCAGGCCCATGCCTATTGCTTCTTGCCGCGAGATGATTTTCCTCTCTTCCATCATGCGGCCTCGCACATGAGGTTGATCGCCTGGCTTACCGGGGCAAGCGACGCCTTGTCCAGGTCGTCACAGGCAACGAAACATGCATCGACGAAACCGCCCCATTCACGACTCCATGACTCGCTAGCTAGTAGAGCGCCGCGCTCTTCCAGCAGCCACGCCCTGAACGATTCCGGCGATGGCAGGGGATCAGATCCGGAACTCTGGCCTCCCTGATGCATCCTGCGATAGCGGAACAGTACGCCGGCGGCCACCGCCTCTGCCTTGGAGATGCGCTTGGCATACATGCGCTCGCCGCGGCTGTAGGCCAGCCTGAACACCAGCGCCTCGGCCGCCTCGCGAACGTCATCGGGATCGCCGATGATCCCTTCCGGCCCGTACATGTGATGGCCGAACAGCTGCAGGTCAGGCGAGAGGCTGGCGACCGCCTGCTGCACATAGCCGGCCAGCACGCCATGCTCGCAGTGATCCAGGGAGCGGTCGATCTCGGTCTGCTGGATCTGGGTGCCGAGCCTATGGATGGTCGCGAAGTGGTTGGCGTTGCTGTTCCGCTTGCCATAGAACGCCTCGTGCCAGGCTTGACGTGCGCTATTCAGCTTCATTCCCCTTCCCCCTTGATCAGCCCGTACTCTCGAAGGATTACCCATTGCTGGGCGATCCAGTCTTCGAAATTCATACCGTCACCTTGAAGATTTCCGCCTCGCCAAACTCTGGAGCCCAATTGACCGAGAACCCGAACTTCAAGGCGGTCTTTTCAATATCCAGGTCGCAAAGACACTGCTGGCTCTCCATGGCATCGCCAGACATGGAAACCAGATCCGCAATCTGGCAGCCAATTGCTGCGGCGAGCTCGTCGGTATCGGTCGCGCAATCGATGCATTCACCGTTCACAGTCACGGCAAGCCAAAGGCACATCAGGCAGTCCTCTTCTTCAGCTCGCGCAGCTTGGCGCGGTATTCGGCCGTGATGGCCTTCAGTTCGTCGTTGGTGTACTTGCGGGGACGGTGATCGGCTTCCAGGGCCTCTACAGCCTCTAGGCCGATGCGTTCGATCAGGCCCTCACGGAACCCTTGGGAAACGGTCAGCCCCTTCCTGGCGTACTTGCTGGAGCCGGCGTTACAGGCTTTACATTGCAGCCATATGTTGGACGGCTCCAGGCGGTGCTCAGGGCGGGCTCCCTTACTGAGGAAATGCCCGGCATCGAAGGCGCCGCCGGTCTTCCACCCCTGGGCCGCTTGGATATCTGCCTGCGACTTCCCGCAACTGATGCAGCCGCTGCCGATGGACAACTCGTAGGTGCGGCGGTAGTCGCGCACAGCCTTCTCGGCATCCTTCACGAAATCGCTGTGGTTCTTCAGCTTCTCCTTCCGCGCCTTGATCTCCCGGCGATTGCGGTCGGCGATGGCCTTCCGTGCCGGAGCCTGGTGCTTGTCCCTGGTGGCGATGGCGCAGGCCGGCGAGCAGACGCGCTGCCCGAAGCGTTGCGGGATGAACTTGGTGCCGCACTCGGTGTTCTGGCAGATCTTGGGCTTAGGCTGGCGAGTGGAGAGCGTCATGCCGACTGCTCCCATTCCAGCGACTGCGCCATCGGCGGGATGGCTTCCAACGTGGACAGGTCCAGCAGCGTGAAGTAACCACCGTCCTGCGGCCTCCAGCCCATCGTGTCGATGTGGAAGACATTCCCCAGCACCACCGGCCGGCGAAGAGGCGTATGGCCCACCACGAGAGCGCGGAGGCCGTGAACGGGGCGCTCGTCGCCCTGCTCGATGCGAGTGCGCGACCACATGCAAGTGTTCATCACCAGCTTGCGGCGCTGGTTGGTGGCCGGCTGGTCAAGCTCGTGCTTCAGGGCATCCCAGGAATCGAAGACGCAATCCGCATGGAGAAGGCCGACCAAGCCACCAGAGGTCTCCACCTCGATGCCGATGGGCAGGTCGCGGAACTGGGTGGCGAACTCGTTCTGCTCGTCGAATGGCAGGCCGGCGAACCAGGCACCGCCGTTGTAGACCCAGTTGTCGACATCGCAGGTGTCGAAGCGGCAAACGTAGTCGTCGTGATTGCCGCGCACCGGGTGGAACCAGGGCTTGGCCAGCCAGTCGAGCACGTCACGACATTCCGGACCGCGGTCCACCAGGTCGCCGACGCTGAACAGCCGATCGCGAGTTGGATCGAAGCCGACGGCATCAAGCGCCTGCTGCAGGCGCGTGAAGTGGCCGTGGATATCGCCGACGGCGAAGTCACGGCCGGCCGTGTTGCGCTCGAAGCGTTTGATAAGGCTCATGCCGCCACCTCACTCAGCAGGTCATCGAACACCACGCCCTTCTCCGAGAACTCGGCAACGATGGCGTCGGTGTAGGCGATGCCCTGGGCGCGATTGAACAGCCTGGTCACGGGGAATCCGTCCGGCCCGAACATGGCGCACGCGCCCATCAGGCGGATTTTGGTTTCGTAGTCCAGGTGCAAGAACAGGCGGTTCCAGCCATCGCGAAAGTCGGCGTCAGCCGCACGCATGATCGGCACGCCGAAATGGAGCTTGCAGTAGCGGCGTGCGTCCTCGATGTCATCCATCCCGGTCATCTGGGCAATGCGCTGGTAGAGGGCGAACCAGAGGGCATTCTGGTCCAAGGTGCGATCCTTTCCAGGGCGCAGGGACACCACCACATACTTCTTTTCGCGATACATGGTGGTCAGCCTGGTGATGGCTTCGGAGAGGCGGGCTGCGCTGTTCACGGCGATCTTGTCAGCCATTGGCAACCTCCCGCATCTTGCGCAGATACTCTTTCTTCTCACGCCTGGCGCGATCATGGTTCCGGCCCTCTACAACCAACCAGAGCCGATACATGTTCCAGAGGCTTGGACGACGCTTCTCGATTCGGCTTTGAAAGATATGCCCGTAGGAATAGAAGGCGTTATCAGTCCAGATTTCGACTCCATTGATGTTGGTCGTATACAGGCCAACTAGGGCGCTATCGGCGTGTTTATCAAGCAGAGCACCCAAGGCTTTATTCCATTCAGGGCAATAGCGCTCTTGATGCAAAAGTCCGAACCAAGTTGATCCAGCCCACATCAGGTAAAACTTCAGGAAGCTCATCACTCAACCCTCCCTTGGAACCAAACTTGCTCCTGGGTGACTCCGGGAATCATCTCCGCGCGGCGGCGCAGTACTTCCGCCCTCTCGTGAGGGATACCGGTCCTGTCGGAAACGCCGTTGCGATAGCCGTGCATGTAGGCAGCCGTGGAGCGTTCGGCGCGCAGGCCATCCTTGCCGGCCATGTAGCCCTGGACCATTTCCCAGTCGGCGTCCGAGTAGATGTCGGGCTTGCGATAGTTAGGCATCACTCACCCTCCCCTTGCAGGCTCTTCAGCAATGCCTTGAGCTGGCGATAGCTCTCCATCGACTTGGCATTGGCCTCGCGTTCCTGCTCGACGGCCAGAGCAACATCCTCGACGCGCGAGGCCAAGCGCTTCAGGTGCTCAGCCATGCCGACGATCTCGGTGGCCAGCTCTCCTAGCATCTCCAGCGGAGAAGCAGTGCGCTTCGGCTCGGCCGGGGTTTCGATCTTCTTCGCGGGCTCGGCCATCTTCGGCTCCTGGGTTTTGGTCTTGGGTTCCACGGGGATGCGCTGGAAGGAATCGCGGCCGTTCTTCTTGATCAGGCCGGCATCGACCAGTGAGGACAGGCAGCCGGAGACGATCCGCGAGTCGGGAGTGCTGCCGGTCATGTTCCGCATGGCGGTCATTACCTGGAACGAGCTCCAAGCCTCGGCAATGGGTACGCAGTCGTAGACCTTCTTGGCGATACCGGTCTGGCCTTGCATGAGGATTTCCTGCTTTGCGGGAGTCATTGCACACTCGCCTCCGGCCAAATCGAACGAACCACTGCGAGCGGGTCGCAGTCTTCCATCAGCACCATGGTGAAGCGCTGGGTGCCGAGGATTACGGTCCAGCAACGTTTCATGCGACCTCCTGATCAGCTTGTTGTTGGGCGATCCCGGAGTACTCAACCCACTGGCGAGGCTTGTGACCTTCGCGCTCCATGTACTGAGCGGATGCGGGATCGAACCAGAGCGGAATGGATTCCTCGACGCCTGTCAGGCGCTGCTTGGTGATGATCATCTTCACGTCCGACTGCTTGCCGAAGTACTCGGCCTGGTCTTCATCGTTTGCCTTGAGCGCTTCTTCCTTGCGCTTGTTGCGCCAGACGGTGATCACGTTGTCGGCCAGGTCGGTAAGGATTGCGCCGCCTCGAACATCGAGCTTCCCGGGGATCTTGGCTTCGTCGTCCGCCTTGCGCGGGTGCGCAACCAGGTGGACGTGGACGCCCATCTCATGGGCGAAGCCGACGATGGCCTCCATGGCCTGCTTCTGGCCGTTGTAGTCGTCCTCGGCCATACCCAGCTTCGCCAGGCTGTCGACGATGAACTGCTTCACTCCGTAGCGGCGGGCGGCGTAGCGGAAGGTGTCGATCATCTCGGCGGTGTTGGCCGAGCCCATCTGGTTGTAGATCCAGAGACGACCGCCCAGGAACTGCAGGATGGCGTGGATGTAACCGCGGGAAGGCTGGTTGAGACCGGCCGCCTGGCGGACCATCCGTTGCAGGGTGCGCTTGGCCGGCATCTCCATCGAGGCGATGCAGAACTTTTCGCCCTGGCGCATGCCGTGGAAGGCGAGGTAGTTCAGGAGTTGGGATTTCCCGTGTCCACTCCAGCCGGTCCAGATCGTGACCTCGCTGTCGCGGAAGCGGATCATGTCGCGGGACTTCTCCCAGGGCGTGGCCATGCCCATGACCACCGGGTTGCGCTCGAAGAACTCGGCGCAGACCTCATCGACGAACGATTCAGCCCCTACCAGCTTCTCGGGATCGAGCGTCTTGGCCTTGGCGTAGCAATCGTCGATGTCGTCGCGGGTGTAGTACAGGGCATCCAGGGCTTCATTGAAGTCCTTGCAGCCCAGGTCGAGGATGCGGCAGCGCTCACGCCCCAGGCGCTTGATCAGTTCCTCGGTCGCCTGCTTGCCTGCCTCGTCGTTGTCCATGGCGAGGTAAATCACGTCGAACCGTGAGAGTCGCGAGTATTCGTGTTCGATCCACGCCTGCTTCTCGCCCTTGCCGCCGCCGAAGGGAACCGACAGCGCCGGCCGGCCGTACTGCCAGGCGGTCATGGCGTCGATCTCGCCCTCGGTGATCGTCACTTCGCGGGCACCGTCCGGAATCGCCTGCCAGCCGAACAGGCATGGTTCGGAGTCCTTGGAGGCGAAGATTTTCTTCTTGCCGTTCTCGCGGTCGATGCACAGGGTTTTCCAGTGGATCAGGGTGCCGTCGCGCAGGAACGGGAACACGATGTCCCGGCCCTTCTCACCGATCTTGAACGCCGCGATGGTTTCGGGCTTCAGGCCACGACCTGCCAGGTAAGCCATGACCGGCGACTCATCGACGGGGGCCTTGCACTTCGGGCGATCAGGGCGGACGTAGGCCTTCCTCGACGGCGCTTCGAGCTTTGGCTCGGTGATCCCAAGGTAGGATTTTGCCTCGGTCAGTGCGGTGCCCATGTCGCAACCACGGACAGCGCGCCACAGGTCCAGCAAGTCGCCGGTTTCACCGGTCGAGAAGTCGCACCAGACACCTGCTTTCTCGCCCTTGAGGTGAACCCCCAGGCTCTGGCCCTTCTCGCCGTTCACGCTGCCGACACGCCACTCCGAGCCCTCACGCTTGCCACCGGGCAGCAGGTGATGCGAAACGTCGATCACGCGGTCAGCGAGCCGTTGAGCGATCTCCGAGGGAGTCATGCCAGCCCCCTGGAGCGCAGGTAGTCCCAGCGGTAGCCGGTTACACGGTCGAAGACCTCTTCGCTCAGGATGCGGCGCTTCTCGGGGGGCAGGTCGATATCGGCCTCATGCCAGAAATATCCGGGCAGCAGCTTTCCGTCCGGGCCGAGCCCTTTGCGGATCGGGTGGACGTTCGCCGGCTGGGTGGCTTCCCGCCAGTGCTCGTTCGGGCCGAAGAACGTCGCGGCCTGCTTGACATACTCGGTGCCTACCTTGCCCTTGACCTGCATTTCGGCGGAGTAGGCCTGCACAGCGGCGTCGAGGGCCTCAGCGGTTACGCCTTCACGGATTCGTGCTGCCCAGGCCTTGTGGGCAGCCTTCTTGGAATTCCCGCCAGCACGCTTCGGGTACTTAGCCCAGCACGCTTCGAACTCCTGCGGATAACCGCTCGAATCCTCGCCGCCCCCAGCAGGGGGGTTGGGGGGGTTATCTTTTGGTTCTTGGTTATTTGGTTTTGGTTCTTGGTTAGTTTTCGATCCGCTTTCTTCTTGCAACCCAGAAATAACCGGCTGGGTTTTTCCTGGGTTATTTTCGGGTTCCTGTTGGCTTTCTTCCTGCTTGCGCGGACGGCCCCCTTTCCTGCCGTTTTCGGCTGCTATGGATGCCTTTTCGCGGTACTTGGCGATCACCTCATCGCAATGCTTATGACTCCAGCAACCGCCCTCCTCCACGAAGAATTCGCCGAGTACAGCAGCCACTTCGGCAACGCTTGAGCGCATGCGGATGACGCGCGCGATGGATTCCGCAGTGCCCTCAAGTGCCTTCTCGCTGACGTAGTACAGGTCCAACAGTCGCCGATACGCCAGGTCTTCCAGAGGCTCCAAGTGGGCAGTGCGGAGCATGTAGTCGCCAGGGTGGAACGGATAGAAGTTCATTCCTCATCCTCCAGCGGATTGCGCATGTCTTCGCGCATCGATGCGGCGAGGATGCAGAGATCGCTTGTGAATTGGTGGAGTTGGTCCAGGGTGATGGTCACGACTTCCGTGCCCTGGCAGATGGCGATGGCGTTCTTCGCCGGACGAAGTTCCACGGCGTTGTAAGTCAGAGTTCTAGGCTGCATACTTCACCTGTCACGACTTGATGTACCTCGCGTTTCTCGGCTGCCACCGAGCCACGCACCGACAAGGCCCTGTAGTACTGCTGCAGGGCCTTGTTCATTTCCTTCCGAATGCCAACGCTCCGCTCCGCCAGCTCTTCGGCAGCGACCGCCATATCGGCGTAGTCTTCAGCGGTGAGGCGTTGGCTGATCACGTCAGGCCACCTTTACCGACTCTTCCATGCCGTCCAGGCTCAGCCGGACGTGCTGGATCTCGCGGCGGATTTGGGCCTTCTCCAGCTGGTTGACATGGTTGTCTTCCAGGGCCTCATGAACGGCCAGGGTGAGGTCGGCGACCTCCTTGGAGACGTGCATCATTGCCGCGGTCAGCGAGCACGCGCCGACCGTCTCCTTGGCATCCAGGTCGTAGCCAAACTCGCCCACCAGGGCGCCGAGAACGCGATACAGGCGCTCCTGGTCGAGGTTCTGCAGGATCAGCAGGAACTTCGGCAGGTTGAGGTTGTGCGACTCGCTGTAGGGGTTGGTGTGCTGCAGCAGCGACACCTCGGTCTTGAAGGCGCACTTCGCGTAAAGCCCCTTGGCGCCCTGCTCCTTCACCTCGGTGTGGAGCGTCTGGAGAAACTGTTCCATTCGGAAAATCCTCTCTGTTCTTCCGTGGAGCCCTCGCAACCGCGATGGCAACCTGTCATCACTCGATCAACCGACAGGGAATTCCCCATGGCCGACCTCTCCGAACTTCAGGGCGAAGTACTCGCGCTTCGTTGCGCTCTAGCTGCCCTACTCCACTCGCTGCCGCTGACCTACCAGTCCAAGGTCTGGCCGGCGTTCAATCACTACTCAGAACTGGTGCAGGACCGGCTGGATGAGGCAGGCAAGGCCGCGTTCAACCATGCGGTCACCCGGCTCGCGGCGCGCCGCAAATGACCGGTCTCAATGGGCGCCAGGCGCTCCGTGCTATCGTTTTGCTTCCACACGAAACGAAGACCACGGAGGTCTGGCATGAACGACATGAACGACATGAACGACGAAATCGAGCTAAGCGCAGAGTCGGAAAGTGTTCTGCTCGAAGCGCTTTCAGCAACGGAAGGCGCCGTAGCCGCAATCTGTGCGCTAGCGATTTCCCTCAAGAGAGCCGGGGCCATCGACGAGGCACTGCTGGACGAGAAGGTCGAGAAATTCATCAGCAATACCTCTGGGCGGCCGATATTGCGCGAGCCATTCGAGCGGCCGCTCCGCCTGCTTCAATGGGCGCTGTCAGATCAATCATCAGACGCAGAGCGCCGGATTTTTGGAGATCAGATTCCGGGCCAGGCTCCCACTCCGCCAGGCGAGTAGCGGCATCGGCGATTTCGCGCAGGCGCCGACTGATGACCGGGCGGACCGAAATCTTGTTGTCCAAGGTTTCGAAATCCAGGCCAATTAATTGCGGAGCTTCGCCCATCGAAGTCCTGCGCAATACCTCAGCCAGCTCAGGGCACTTCTTCATGGCCGCCTGGAGCTGGCTGCATATCCGGTCAAGCCCGGCATACGCTTGGCTGGCAATCTGGACTTGGAGTTCGTTCATGGACTGCTCCTATGAATTCGTGCGGCTGTCGGCTAGGCGGCGGACGACCGGCGATTGCGCAGGTACGCCCAATCGATATCCGGGCGCAGCTGATCACAGCTGACGATCCCCTTGGTTTCCCGGTCGATGTCGATTGCCAGTGCAGCGCTCGCCCGGCGATGGCCGTATGCGATCTGCTTGATTTGTCCAGCGCTGGTCTTGCACCGAGCAGCAAATTCCTCCAGCTCCTCGCGCGACAGCGGCTTCATGTATTCGAGTAGGTCCATTTGTGCCTCCTGTTCTTGGAGCAAGATTAGCGTTTGCTAATGGCGCAAGCAATAGCAAACCGTAATTTACAGTTTGCTAACTGGCTGCGACGATCAACGGATGGACATGAACCGATTACGAGTCGAGGCCCTTAAGCGCCTAATGGGCGGCCTCACACAGGCAGAATTTGCGAATAGGCATGATCTCAATGCCTCCTACATTTCCCAGTTACTGAGCGGCACCAGGAACTTTGGGGAGCGCGCAGCGCGCAACATGGAGGAGAAGATCGGGCTGCCGCCTGGATCGCTATCCAGGCCGGACGGAGACGCCATTGATGGCGAATTCGTGAGGATATCGGGAGTGCTTCCACACTTTCAGAACGTGGAGGGCGGTCCGCTGGCAGTCAAGGACGGTTTGGTTCCAGTCGTAGGGATGGCGCAGTTGGGAACAGACGGTTATTTCGAGGCCCTGGATTACCCGGTCGGCCACGGGGACGGTTACATCAGGATCAGCAGCGATGACCCTAACGCTTACGCGCTGAAGGTTGTCGGCAACAGCATGGAACCGAGGATTCGTAGTGGTGAGTTCGTCATCATTGAACCGAACAAGCCTTACGTCGCTGGCGATGAGGTGCTAGTCAGGACGACAAGCGGTCAGTCCATGATCAAAGTCTTCATGTACGCGAGGGATGGCATGGTTCGCCTGCTGAGCGTGAACGATGCCCACCCTCCACTAACAATCGCCGAGACAGAAATCGAGAAGATCCACTTCATGGGGGCCATCTCGAAATCAACCAGGTACGTTGAGCTTTAGCCGGGCAGACAGATAAGGAGATCACATTGCGCGCCATAGCCATTACTGCAGCTTGCTCTGCAGCCATGCTTGCCTGTAATGCAAACGCATCCGAGAAGTGCATTGCAATCGCCTCAGATTCCGAGCGGCTGGCCTGCTATGACATGGAGTATCGGCCATCCCCGGTAGTGGCAAAGGTCAGTAAGTGGGACGTTTCTGAATCATCATCCAAAATGGACGACAGCAAAACGGTCAGCCTGCATCTGGAGTCTAACGAGCCGATCCAACGCAGGTTCGGTGGCAGTGAATCCGCAGACATTTACATCCGTTGCCAAGAGAAGAGCACTTCGATGTACTTCATCTACGCTGGGAATTTCCTGTCCAGCATTCAGGGGTATGGCGAAGTCACCTATCGCGTGGACGATCAAAAGCCAGTCACGCGTGAATTCGAGGAATCAACAGACAACAAGGCGCTCGGGCTATGGAATGGCGGAACGGCCATCCCGTTCATAAAGCGACTTTTTGGCAAAAACCTGCTGACTGTTCGGATTACCCCGTTCAACGAATCCCCTGTCACTACCCAATTCCAGATTTCCGGGCTCGAAGAAGCAATCAAGCCGCTGCGCGCCGCGTGTGGATGGTGATGCATGAAGAAGCTAGCAGTCCTTATCTCATCGCTTGCCGTAATTGGTGTCATCTATAGCCAAATCACAATCTTCGTCGTTCCTCCTATCGGCGCAGTCCCGGAGGGGCGCACCATAATCATGCTTCGACTGAACAAGACAAGGTTCATCGATAGCGCCGATGCGATGTGCGAGCGCATCCAGGGCGGCGTAAGTTTGCTGTGTCGCGGAATCACCACGGCCGCGGTGGTCGAAAACACTAAGATTCTCGCCCGCCTCCCCTATTCGAGATCCCTATACCTGATATCTACGGACGGCAAGACCTACGACCGCTGAGCACATCAACCCCAAGACAAGGAGGTCGCCATGCGCGCCCTAGCCATCGCCATCATGGCTTCAATCCTTCTGACGGGCTGCGCTATCGTCGGGAAGAGAATCACCGATGCGCAGATGCAGCAGGTCATTCCCGGGAAGACAGACCGGCAGGACCTGATTGCCCTCTTCGGGAATCCAATTTCAGAGACGCTCGACTCTGACGGAAATCGCACGCTCGGCTGGTCCTACGTGAACACCGGGTTCATGGGAATCGGAACAGAGATCCAAAGCGTCGGAATCCAGTTGGGCCCGGATGGCACCGTAAGCAAGTTCACCCGCGGCGGCACTGCACCGATCTCTCCCTATGAGCGGACTGTCCGCCCAGCACCTGTTCCCGCTTCGACAGCCCAGGCGCCAGTCCCTGCATCTCGCGAGCAATGGCAACAGCAGCAGCTCGACAAGCTGAACGCCGAGACCGGCCTGAGCTACGACGAGTACCAGCGCCGCTATAGGCAGATCATGGGGCAGTAATCGAGAAATGGTCTTCTCCTGTCTTGCGGTTAAAATGACGGCAGGCCTCAGGAGAAGGAAATGGTAGCGATCACCGCAATCTGGCGAGAGATAGCAGATATCGACACGCGCGACATGGCAATTACAGCGGGAGCGGCATCAGTGGCGGGTGGCATCTGCAGCACCCTGGTCCCGTTGCTGCTGCCATATGTCGATAAGAATCTTGCGATATTTATCGCCGGGGCAATTGGCGGCGTCGCCGGTCTTTGGCTATCGCGAAGGCTTAAGAAGGGGCGCTGATTGGTACAGCTTCTTTTGTCGAACATCGGCAATGCATCGACAGCGCTCTTCATCCTTTCTTTTGCTCTGGCCATGGCCATGGATTTAGCGAGAGGGCGCCAGGTCATACTTGAGCGAGCCCTTACATGCGGACTCTCAATGGCTAGCGCTCCCACGGGGATCGCGCTCATGGCTTGTGCATTCAAGCCTGATCTGATCCAGAAATTGGAAGGAGCAAGCCTTAGCTTTGCCGTTGGAGGCGCGGTCCTGCTTTTCATCTCGGTGAAATACGGAATCGGCAAGTAGATTTGCCACAAGCCATAGCGGACGGGGCAGCAGCTAGGCCATCTGTCGGAGCCTGTAAAAATGGGAATGAACAAACCCACCCAGCTGCTCAAGCACGATCTCAAGTCCATAACGGCAGACCTCAAGTGGGCATCCGTCGACCTGGTGAAGATCGCCGAGCGACTGAGCCAGTCAGGCAATGAGACTGACGCCTGGGCCGTACTCCGTATCGTTGGGGTGCTCATCAATGGTGAGGATCGTCTTGGCTCGTATGCTGATGAGGTCAAGGCGGGGCGGATAACGCGGAGCAAGGGGTGATGGGGCCGGGCCGCCTGGCGGGTAGGGGCTATAGGCAGATCATGGGGGAGTGAGTCGCTCGAGCAGGCCGCCTATTTCTTGTTTTAATTCAAAGGATTGCATATGAAAAGCACAGATTTACAGGCCGGCCGCGGGCAGATGCCTCTCGACCTCGGCGTTGAGGTTCAGCGTGATGTAAACGGCATCGAGATGGGGGTTCTAGAGAACGGCGTCCCATTTCTTACTCAACGCGGCCTGGCCCTGGTGGTGGGCATCGCACGCAGTGTGCTTCAGACAATTACGCAGGAATGGGAAGATCACTACGACGACGACGTCCTCGGAAAGGATCGTATCTCCACCATAAAGCAGATGCTTTTCCAGCGCGGATATACTGAGCGGAAACTCTACATAGAGACCATCAAGGATGGAACGCCACACTATTCATATCCAGATATAGTATGCATGGCGATACTTGAATTCTACGCGTTCGAGACTCGGTCTCCAAACCAGCAGGCTAGCGATAATTACAGGCGATTCGCTACTTACGGCTTGCAGCGGTTCATCTATGACTCCCTAGGCTATACGCCGGCGGACAAATGGAAGTATCACAATGACCGAGTATCTATTCTCAACAACACTGCGCCTATCGGTCATTTCACAATTTTCTCAGAAATCAATGGATTGGCAGTTGACCTGATCAATGCTGATCTTCCAGTGAACGACAAGACAATCCCTGACATCAGCGTAGGTCTCGCCTGGGGTAAGTATTGGAGAGACAATGATCTTGCAGTGATGTACGGCGCGAGGATCGAGTACGAGCACAATTTCCCAAGCTACTATCCACAATCCGCAAGCAACCCTCAAAAGCCTTTTGCATATCCTGATGCGGCACTACCTACTTTCAGGAACTGGTTCAGGGAAGAATACCTCCCTACCAAGTTCCCCAAGTACATACTGACGAAAGCCAAGGTACTGCGCGGAGGCACAGAAGAAGCGACAGCCATCGCCAATATGTACACGCAGGGGAAATTGCCTGGGCGAGATTAGAACCCAGCCCCGCACCGCGGGGCTTTTCGTTTCTGCCCCTTGACCGTCCTACTCGTTTTGGTAAATTTCTCCTGCCCTGGAGCTGGGAAGACAGCAGCTATCAGGACAAGGCCGCGCCATTGAGTGCGGCCTTTTCGTTTCCGGCCTAAGCTGAGTCCTCCGCTCTGGAGGTTTCCATGGCCGACTCCCCTCTCCCCGCCCTGCTCTACCGTCTCAACCTGAACATCAACGCCATCGGCTCGGCTGTCGAAGAGTTGGCGATCTGGGTTGAGCAACGAGGCTCCATCGAAACCTCAGACGCAGTGAAGCTCCACCTGGAGACGCTGACCGAGAACGCGGACTTCATTTCGGAGGCGCTGGTGGAGCTGATCGCGCGCGAAGAAGAGAGATAGCAAAGCCCCGCTGCGGGCTACTGCTTTTGGTCCTTCATGATGTCGAGAAGGTCCTTTGCCGTTTGCATGCTCAACGGCAGCGGCGAGTCCTGCCCCTCTGATGCTTTCTCCCGATGGTGGAAGTAACGCATCAAAGCTATGAGCAGGACCGTTGGTATAGACGCCAAAGCCAGAATGATAGGAATGTCAGTGGCTGCATGGGACTTAAAACTGAGCACGACATACCACTTCCCAAAGACGAAGCGACCATTACCGAGGAAGATGAACCCAACCAGCATAAGGTAGAAAAACCCAACCAATTGCATGGCTCGCCGGGCCAGCTTCTGCTCCCATTCGAAGCGCCAAATCTCCTTTCTCAGATAGTTCTGAAGGATTCTTGGATCTACGGAGCTTTCGCCTTCGGCCAATCCCTGGTCGTCGTTCCTCATAGGATGCCGAGGTTTCTCAGGCGATATTCCATTGCAGCGGTCGAAACACCGAAGGTAGCGGCCAGCTTTTTAAGATCGGCAACCTTCTCTTCGAAAATCATGTGCTTCACCAAGGCGGCGGGCATCAGAAGCGATGCGGCAAAGCGGTTTGCCGCAACCTCTCTAGGATCGCGCACGCTAGCGCTCATCTGCTTGTCGGTATCACGCGGGGCGTCAACATCGCCATTTATATGGTGCCCGATCTCATGAGCTACCGTGAAGCGACGGCGTACTGCGGAATCAGCAGGATTGTAGGTAATCAGCGGATCACCATCGCGATAGCTGTAATGGCCGCTTTCGCGGTCAAGCGGCGAACCTGCCTGAACCTCAATGCCCATCTTCTCGGCAATGGTGATGGGGTCGACTGGAAGCTTGAAGTCCCAATGAGCCTTCAGGACGTCAAGCGCGGTGCTGTATCTCATGCGTCCCTCCTCTCTATGGCTGATGACAAGCTTTTGGCGGCGACATTATGCTTGCGCCGCCGTAATAGTCAATTTGGGCGCAATTGGCATTGTTTGCAAGGGTGGTACGAGTCAGAACTGCTCGACGTCCAGCAGCGCCCAGGGCCGCAGTCCCTGCGCCTTGGCCTGCTTCTCGGCCGCCAATATTGCCTCGGTCCGGCTGATGCTCCGCGAGCGGTGCTCGAAGCGGAACGCCGGGCCGCTATCGCCCCTCACGCTCAAGACCACCAGGTAGCCGCCAACCGGCCTGCTGGCGTCCTTTGTCGTCTTCTTTCTCGCCGGGACTATGCCCAGGGCTTCGCGCATCTGTAGTTCGAGGTCTTCAGTAGATGACATGGCTGTTTCTCGCCTCAGCGCCCCACTTCCCTTCTGACCATCTCCCGATACTGCTCAGGCTGTAGCGCCTCGATCTGCTCTGCGGCCCACTCCCGCCACTTCCCCTTCCGCCGATCCTTCTCGCCCAGGATGCGCGCGGCCTCTCCCTTCGCTCTGTCCAGGTTCTGCTGCCAGTAGGCGAACAACTCCGACTTCTCGTCTTCTATCGCCCGGCGTTCGTCCATCGGTAGGTTCGCAAGGTTGTAGCTCATAAGCCCTCCGTTTTGAGGGGGGGATTGTACCTGATGGGGCGCCCATTCCCGCCTGATACGAAGCCTGAGGATACTTGGCGCGGTCAACGTCTGCGTGATGGCTACGGGCCAGGATGATAGGATGCCGGTTTCACCTCAAGGAGAGAGCCATGCGACACGCCATTACCGCCTTCCTGGTATCTGCTTCTCTGCTAGCTGGGTGCGCAGCTTCTAGCCAGTCGTCTAGATCGCAATACACAGCAGTGCCTGCAAAGAAAGATCCACACACTTTCAAGCCGATTGATTTTGAGTACGACTCAAAATTGCCAGAGGCGACGAATTTCTCCCGACAACTGGACATACCAATTTTCCAGTGCTCTCTTGAGGCGGAAACTGGCAGCTATGCCGTTCGCTACGGGGATAGACAAGGCATTGCTGAATATACTCAATCGCTGCTCGACTGCATTAAGCACGCTAGAGGCGAGAGTGATGCTGCCGTCTCCCGTCTGAAGGCCGCGAAAGTCCCTAGAAAGCAGTCCGATCTAGCAAAAGACCTTTACGCCAAATGGTCAGCCTACCTATTGACGATGAGCCCCTATTCCCGTCCAGACCTTAAGGCCAAGGCCGACTACCTTGCTGCCAAGCAGGCGCTCATCACAGAAGTGAAATTCTCGGAGTAGCCAACGCCCGCCAGTTACCACTGGAAGCCCGCCGCGTGCGGGCTTTTTTGTGCCTGCAAGAAAAAATTTAGCGTTTGCTATTGCAATGCAATTTAGCAGTTGCTAATTTTACCTCACACCAACGCAATCCACCGCGCTGGCAAGGCAGAGATGCCTCGGCGAAGCCGGAAGCTCTTTTCACAATTCGGGAACCCTCTGCTGCACCACCGTCGCGACGACGCTGGAAGAGGCAAAAGACGCAGCCTGAGCTGGGCCAGATAGTCCAGCCGTGCAAGCCCATGCATTGCACGCGACGTCGCTCAAGTCACCTGCCAATAGACCAAAGAAGCAAACGCAGGAGTGGGAATGAACCCCGACATGGAGAAGCGACCGAGATGACACCAATAGGAGGAACCCACCCATGCAGTAACAAGCCCAGCCGATGTTCGGATCGGCACCTCGCGAGCAGCTGCCCACATCACCAGGCCGCCGGGCTGCAGTAGGCCGCGAGAGAAATCGGAACCCCATGACCTGCTCCGTATGCCGATTGAAGGCGCAGCGAGGGAAGCCCAAGGCCAAACACATCGAGTCCGAGCTGCTATCGGCAGTGGTGAGGACAGCACCACCCGCGGGTTGTAGAAGCCCAGTTAGGCGAACGCGGAGCAACACCGATTTCCCAGATGCCCTTCGTAAGAGGGGCATCGAGGAAGTCAACCAGGAGGAAAGGCTCATGAACATCAGCGTTTTTAGCTTCAGCGCCTACAAGCTCGACGTAAACCCATCAAGTCGAACCGAGGTCAGCGTTTCTGCCTATGACGCTGATGGCGCCTCGGTGCTGGAGAACTTCGACATCGAGCAGATCGTTAACCACTTTGGCGCCGAGGCCCTTCTCGATGAGATCGGGGAGCAGGTCGCCCGCCGCCACTTCGACATTGAGGGATAAGAGATGGCCGCTACCTACGGGCGCAGCCCGGCAGAGATCGCCGAGGACATGGTGCTGACCATGGCCTCCCCCATCTTCAACATCAGCCGCGAGTTTGCAGCGCGTTATTGCGAGCAGCGCTTTGAGCTCGAATCAGCCAAGCCCATTCGTGAGCAGGCAGCGGAACTGCTGGATGGGTGGGAAGGCACGAACGCGAATATCGCCGCAGCGATGCAGCTTTGGCCGGTTTGGTGCTACGCCACTCGTGCGCACCGGTCCAACACCTGACCCGAAACACGCCGCGCGAGACGCCAGATTGCTGAGCGCGGCGGGAAAGCATCACTTCTGCACCTGGGCGACCGGGTGCAGCGGGATGACAACCGGAGGAACCAGCAATGGCCACCAAAGCTTACGAGTGCGGCCGATGCAATGAGGTCTATGAGTAGCACTGGCAAGCTGAGCGGTGCTGCCAGCCAGAGATTTACGACGTCTGGACCTGCGATATATGCGGCGAAGTCCATGAAGAGAAGGACGACGCAAATAGCTGCTGCCACGACAAGATGCCTGCCGAGGAGACCGTCAGCTGCCCGAACTGTCTTCGTCTGCACGCCCATGCGCAACAGGTCTACGCGATTGAGGTCGCCGGGCACTGCTCCGAATGCAACCCGAACTACTCGCTCGATCAGCGCTGGAGCATCGAGGACAAGCTCGAAGAACTGGCAGACGAGCGTGCCGTGCAATGCGGCAGTACCTGATCAAGCGCCATCTGAACCACGGCACCGAAGACCCGCGATCGGCAGCCTGACTTCCCCGGCAAAGACGCCACCTCTTAGCCCGGTTCGCCGGGCATTTTTCCGCCCTCTTTCGCATGCCGACGCATCGCCGGCAGCCGAAATCGCGCACCAGCCCTCGGCCAAGGGCATTCGCACTCAAAAGGAACGCATCATGACCAGTAAAAACGTACTGACAGCGGAGCGATTGCGCTCGCTGATGGAGTACTCACCGGAAAGCGGGGTGTTTACGTGGCTTAAGGGTAAGAGAGCTGGGCATGAAGCAACTTCTCGACATGGATGCGGATACCTAACAGCGCGAGTTGATGGGCGCGCATACCTTCTGCATCGCCTCGCTTGGCTGTACGTACACGGACGATGGCCCAACGACCAGATCGACCATATCAATGGGGATCGATCTGACAACAGGCTCTCCAATCTTCGCGAATGCACAAACGCAGAAAACTGCCAGAACGTCAGGGCTCACTGCGACGGATCGGGTTTTATCGGTGCCGCATTCGATAAGCGTCGAGGCCGATGGCAAGCAGGCATCGGGATAAACGGACGCCGACGATTCCTGGGTTATTTCGACACCCCTGAGCAAGCCTCAGCTGCATATCAAGAGGCCAAGAAAAACATTCATGCATTTGGAGGCAAGAATGCCTAATCGCGCACCTGCAAAAGAAGAGGTCGTTACCTCATTTAAGGGCTTCAACCAGGACCTGACCTGCCGCGGCTACCAGTTCGAGATCGGCGGCACCTATAAGCACGAAGGGGATGTCGAGGCATGTGCCTCCGGCTTCCACGCCTGCGAGTATCCGCTGGATGTGTTGGGCTACTACCACCCTGTAGGTAGCCGCTTCGCGCTGGTCGAGCAGTCCGGCGACCTGAGTCGCCACGACGGCGATTCGAAGGTCGCCAGCCGCAAGATATCCATCAAGACCGAGTTGACCATCGCGGGCCTGGTGAAGGCGGCCATCGAGTACACCACCAGCCGGTGCAAGCCGGTCGACCCGGAGTCGCCTGCGTCGAGCACCGGCGACTACGGCGCGGCGTCGAGCACCGGCAACCGCGGAGCGGCGTCGAGCACCGGCGACTACGGCGCGGCGTCGAGCACCGGCAACTACGGCGCGGCGTCGAGCACCGGCGACCAGGGCGCGGCGTCGAGCACCGGCGACTACGGCGCGGCGTCGAGCACCGGCGACTACGGCGCGGCGTCGAGCACCGGCTACCAGGGCGCGGCGTCGAGCACCGGCTACCAGGGCGCGGCGTCGAGCACCGGCTACCGCGGAGCGGCGTCGAGCACCGGCTACCAGGGCGCGGCGTCGAGCACCGGCTACCAGGGCGCGGCGTCGAGCACCGGCGACTACGGCGCGGCGTCGAGCACCGGCTACCAGGGCGCGGCGTCGAGCACCGGCGACTACGGCGCGGCGTCGAGCACCGGCAACTACGGCGCGGCGTCGAGCACCGGCGACTACGGCGCGGCGTCGAGCACCGGCGACCAGGGCGCGGCGTCGAGCACCGGCGACCAGGGCGCGGCGTCGAGCACCGGCAAGCACTCGGTGGCAATGGCATGCGGAATCGAAGGCAAAGCCAAGGCATCCGCCGGTAGCGCCATCGTTCTCTGCTACCGAGACACCGACGCGGAAGGCGATGACTACGCCCGAATCGTGCACATCAAGGCAGCCATCGCCGGACAGGACGGCATCAAGCCGGATGTTTTCTACGTTCTCAATAAGAACGGTGAGTTTGTGGAGTGCGATTAATGAAAACCGTAGAAGAACGTTTCTGGGAGAAGGTCCCAAACAGGCCAGAAGAAGGGTGCTGGGAATGGGGCGCATCAACTAAGCCTGAGGGCTATGGACAAATGAACGTGAATGGCCGCCCGGCATTTGCGCACAGAGTTAGCTTCGAGATCGCGAATGGACCAATCCCCGCTGGGATGTTGGTGAGGCACAAATGCGATAACAGCCTGTGTGTTCGTCCTGATCATCTGGAGCTCGGAACGCAGACCGACAACATGCGAGACATGATTTCCAGAGGGAGAGCCAGACATCCAGGACAGCCAGGAGAGCTCAATCCTGCCGCCAAGTTAACTAATGCTGAAGTCTCTGAAATTCGCTCGGACACGACTAGAAGTCTGTCTTCACTGGCGCGCGAGCATGGTGTCTCGCCACAGCGGATTTCGCAAATACAACAGCGCAAAACTCGCCATCAGTTGAGCGCCGAAGGCGAGTTCGTCGAAGTCGACGAATGACCAGAACAGCGAACGAGTCGAGGGGCTAGCGCAGCCAGGCCTGACACATCCGGGGAAGTGCCCGGCGCTCGTCCTAATCCCTCCCAGGAGGAAACCATGAACGCAGTCCAGCACTTCAAAGCGGAGGAGGAAGACTCGCTCCGCCGCGAATACCTCACCGAACAGGTGGCCCAGCTGCTCAAGGGCAACGACGCCGACAACGTCCTGTTCTTCACCAAGACGCGCCCACAGGTCGTTCAGGGGTTCGCTGATGCGGTCATGGAACTGCTTGGTGAGCTTGGCGGCCGGGAATGTCCTGTGGTGCAAATCCTCATCGCCCTGGAGCAGGACAAGCCTGAACTGGCATCGGCCATCTACCATGCCAGGTTGCGAGAACACATCGTTGCCCTGGCCGAGCAGATCATTCAGGAGCGTGCCGCATGAAGTACGACGTCGATCTTCACTATCCGAAGCAGACCCGCCAGCCGGTCTATACGGTTCGCCTTGAGGCGATCAGCGAAAGCCAGGCCGTGGCCCATGCCAAGATCTTCGCGCGCCAGGAAGGCTGGAAAGGCGATCCGCTGAAGCATCGCGTGTACCAGGCCAGGGAGGACGAAGCATGGTCTGCATAGCTGCTACCTTCCCGGACTTGATCAAAGCCCTGCACTGCCAGGGCTTTTCTTTGCCCGTCTTCCGGCGCTCGCCGTTCAAGCAGGCTGGGCGCTGGGTGTGCGAGGTGTGCGATGGCCGGTAAAGCTTCAGCAAAGCGCGCACACGCTGTGGCTAAACGTGCCGCACGCCTGTACCGCGACGGACTATCGCTAACGCAGATATCGGAAGCGACCGAAATCCCGCGCGAGCAGGTCAAATCACGGATTGAGTTAGGCCAACGTCTTCTGCAGTTGGAGGCACAGCCGTGATGCGCAAAGCCCTCCAGAACGGCCTGATCCTCGCCGTCGTCTCCATGCTGATCTTCTTCAAAGCCATCGAGTTCGCCGACGCGATCACTGGCCGGCACACCATCGAACAGCCCATTACGTACCCGAGTTCGGCGGGCGGGTAGTCCTGATATCCGAAACGGGATCAGCCGGTGAGTGCCCGGTGAGTTAACCCCGGCAGCCAAGGCCCGGAGCGCCCTTTTCTACGCCCGTGCGACTTGGCCGAGTGGCGCCGTAAGCGCCTCCCTTCTTTCAACTGGCTGCGCGATGCGCGGCAAGGACTCCCTATGAACGCAGCAACCGAAATTGCCTTGGTACCCAAGGAAAACGCCCTGCAGGTCTACAGCGCCGAGAATGGCCTTGACCCTTACCTGCAGCAGATTCGCGCCGAGATAGACTCCTTTGCGCCCGACGTGAGCACTCGCAAGGGTCGTGAGGCAATCGCCTCGATCGCCCACAAGGTTGCCCGCTCCAAGACTGCGCTCGACAACATCGGCAAAGACCTGGTGGCTGAGCTGAAGGAAGTCCCGAAGAAGATCGACGCCGAGCGCAAGCGTATGCGCGATCTGCTGGATGCCTGGAAGGATGAGGTGCGCCGACCGCTGACCGAGTGGGAAGAGGCTGAGGCGGCACGGGTAGCTCGCATCCAGGCCCAGGTAAGCCGGCTGGCTGATACCGATTTAACCGACATGTCGGCGGCGGATATCAAGGCATCGATCGACAACCTTGAAGCGCACGTCATCGATGCGCGCTACGAGGAATTCGAAGCCGAGGCACATCGGATAAAGGCATCCAGCCTCTCCACCCTTCGCGAAGCCTTGGTCAAGCGTGAACGGCAAGAAGCCGAGCAGGCCGAACTGGAGCGCCTGCGCGCCGAAGCAGCGGCACGCGAGCAGAAAGAGCGCGAGGAGCGCATTGCCCGGGAAGCGGCTGAAGCCGAACGACTGGCCGCCGAACGCCGCGCCCAGGAAGAGCGCGACGCCGCCACTCGCCGCGAAGCAGAAGCCAAGGCTGCTGCTGAGCGCCGTGAATTGGAGCTGAAGCTGCAGGCCGAGCACGCCGAACGCGAGAAGGTGGAGGCTCAGCGCCGCGCCGAACAGGCAGAGCGTGATGCTCAGGCCCGCGTCGAGGCAGCCGCTGCGGCTGAACGCCAACGCCAGGCCGACGAGCAGGCCCGCATCGAACGCGAGACCGCTGCCCGCGAAGCCGACAAGGCCCACAAGAAAGCCATCAACAATGAAGCCCTGGCGGCTCTGATCGCCGGCGGCATGCCCGAGGAATGCGCCAAGCAGGCGATCACCCTGATCGCTCAGCGCAAGGTTCCTCACATCACGATCAATTACTGAGGTTCACCATGGCCAACGACCTTGCCCTCATCGAGCAGGACATCTATGGCGCCCGCGACTCGTTCGCCAGCGTCCTGACCGACAGAACCCTGAACTTCGAGCGCGAGGCCGGCTTCGCCATCCAGGCCATCGCGGCGAATGACTACAGCATCGGTATCGCGAAGAGCAATCGGCAGTCTGTCGTCGATGCGATCACCAACATCGCCGCCATCGGCATCAGCCTGAACCCTGCCAAGAAACAGGCCTATCTGGTTCCTCGGGACAAGAAGATCTGCCTGGACATCAGCTATATCGGGCTGATGGATCTCGCCATGGCAACCGGTGCGATCCGGTGGGCGCAGGCCGAATTAGTCTATAGCGGCGATAGCTTTGCGCTGAACGGCTTCGACAAGCCTCCTTCTCACTCCTACCAGCCATTCGCCAAGGATCGCGGTGATGTAGTTGGCGTGTACGTGGTGGTGAAGACCGCAGACGGTGACTACCTGACCGAGACCATGAGCATCGACGACGTGAATAAGATTCGCGACCGGTCGAGCGCCTGGAAGGCATGGATCGAGAAGAAGAAGTCGTGCCCCTGGGTCACTGATCCAGGCGAGATGGCTAAGAAGACCTGCGTCAAGCGTGCCTACAAGTTCTGGCCGAAGACCGAGCGCCTGGAGCAGGCCATCCACTACCTCAATACAGAGGGAAACGAGGGGCTGGCCTCCCTCAACCGGCAGCCGGACAGTGATCTGTCCGAGAAGTGGATTTCTCTAGCTGTCGAGGCCGTATCCGCCGAAGCGCTCAGGTCCGTATGGACCCAGGGACTAGCCGAGATTAAGAAGGCCGGCGATATGGCGGCCTACAGCAAATTCAAGGCCTGCATCGAGAAGCGCAACGAGTTCTTCAAGGCGCAAGAGGCCAACACCATCGAGGGTGAAACAGCATGATCCTCATCGAATGCGATCAAGGCTCGGAACGCTGGCATTCGGCGCGGGCTGGAGTAATCACCGCCAGTATGTTCGGTGACGCACGGGCGAAGCTGAAGACTGGACCAAGCAAGGGGAAACCGACTGCTGCCGCCCTGGACTATGCATTCAGGCTCGCCGTTGAGCGCATCAGTGGAGAGCCTCTGGATGGCGGTTTTGAAACCTGGCAAATGCGCCGAGGCAACGAGCTCGAACCTCAGGCCCGAATGGAGCATGAGATACAGACCGGCCTCTTTATACAGCGTGCAGGGTTCGTGACCACCGACGATGGATGTTTTGGTGCCAGTGCCGACGGCCTGATCGGCGAGGACGGGGGCAGCGAGTACAAGTGCTTCCTGGCCCCCGAGAAGCTCCGCGCCTTCCACATCGACAACGACGCCAGCGGGATCATGGACCAGGTGCAAGGCTGCATGTGGATCACGGGCCGCAAGTTCTGGCACGTCGGCATGTACTGTCCTGCACTGGAGCCTGTAGGCCGTCAGCTCTGGTGGCAGGAGTTCAAGCGCGACGACGACTACATCGAGGCCCTGGAGGAAGACCTGTGGCAGTTCAAGCTGCTGGTCGACCAGTACGAGGCCAAGCTACGGGAGAAGGCAGCATGAGTATGATCCCCATCTACTACCGCACACGTCATCCGCTGAAAGATCGTCGAGATGAACTGGCCGGACTAATCGAAGAGTTCTTGGCGCACGGCGGCGAGATTCAACAGATCCCTGACGGGGTATCTGGCTTCGAGGACTCACCCACCTTCAACCATGCCATCTCTCACCCTGAGCGTCGGGCTCACGAGAAGAAGCTGTCGGCCAAGGCGCGCAGTAGCGACATGAGCCTGGCCATCGAGGGTCACAAGAAGGCAGCGCAGCTCACCAGAGATCAGAAGTCTCGAGAGCTTCGCAAGATGGCGGCGGATGGAATGTCGATCCAGGCATCCGCCAAGGCCATGGGCATCTCCTACAACTACGCCCGCCGCATTGCCAACGAAAACCAGATCACTTTCCGGACTAGGACGATCAAGGACGTCGCGGACAAGTTCTGCGGAGATGCGCCATGAGCAAGCGGAAGCCGAACAACATGCGTCATCGCATGGAGCGATCCTGCCGCGCGCTGCTCAGATCGAACCACGTCGCAGTGGTCAACCTCGACCCGAGCGGCCGTCAGGGCATGGTCAACTGGAAGAACTGCAAGTCCATCCCGCCGGGTAGGCAGATCGCCGACGCTATCTGCGATATCGCCCACAGATGGACCATCTACATCAGCGCCTTCTGCATCGACCAACGCGGCCAGCGCTACATCAAGTCGGTCGAGATCGCGCCGCAGGGCATCTACCTGGCGGCGCACCTCACCGATGCAATCGAGGCCACCTACAAGGCCCTGGTCGATGAGTGCAATCCGAACCACCTGGTAGCATCCGGCTGGATCGCCATTCCCTCCGCCGTCTCGCTCGACGAAGACCAGGCCGCGCGCGTGTTTGATGCCGTAGGTGCCTGGGATCAGCAAATGGTGGCCGCATGACTGCCAAGACAGCAGCCGAACGCAAAGCCGAACAGAGAGAACGCGACAAACTGAAGGAGGCCGAACGCCTGGCGCGCCTCCTCTCCCGCCGCATCAGTCTGGACCTGTTCAAGGCCACTGACATGGCACTGATTCGCACCATGGCAAGGCTTGGAATCGACAAGCCGCAGGACGTGATTCAACGCCTGATCCATGGCTCTGACCGACTCGACGACGAATCACTGGCCGAGCTGACCAGCTATTAGTCACGCCACCTTGTCACGCATCACTTAAGCCACCCCACCCCATCCCTTACACGCCATAAGCAGTAGCGCTTAGGCGGAGCTTTGTCTGGAGAAATCATGAAGCTCACAACAATCCCTCGCATCAAGGGTATCGACCTGCGCCGCAAGAGATTCCAGGCGAGGCGCCGGCTGTTCGCGCACAAGAAAGCGTGGCCGATGCATGGAGGCCCGTTGCACAAGGCATGGCTCTGCAGCCCTGGAACCCTTCGCTTCAGCATTCCCGGATGGGCCGGCTACTACGACGGCGATAACAGGTGGATAGAGTCATGAGCACGCACGAATTCCTGAAGAAGCAGATCGACCAGCAATTGCAGGCTGAGGGCTTCAACTCGCGCATCTCCTTCCAGGTTGCCGATGAAGCGCTGGAATACTTCCGCAGGACTGCTCACTTCAAAGGGGGGCTCTCGCTGATTGCCTGACCTTCGCTCGCAGACGTGCCAAGGAGCTTGCCAAGCTCAGCGGCGACAAGAAGTCCGCCTGACCTACCCCACTCCCTGCCATTGCGCCACTACGGCGCGAGGACACCCCATGCCCCTCGACGAATCAGCCGTTCAGCGCGGTATCACCGAGCTGATCGCGAACCCGCACGCGCATTACCAGGCCCAGCTTGAGGAAGCCCTGTTCCACGAGCAGGCTCTCGATCTGATCCGGCGCCTGAAGGTCTATGCGGACCGCAGCGCCTCACCGATAGCCCATGAACTCTGCGTTGAAGCGACTGAGTTCGTGGCCAAGCATACGAGGACGAAACCATGACCATGGCAATGGAACTGATCCGTCACATCGCCGGCCTCTACAGCGGGAAGGCCATCAAAGGGGATTTCACCCAGGTCTACATCACCGGGAACGAAATCTGGATGGCTCAGCAAATCCTCGCCTCGCAGCAGGCAGAGGGCGCGCAGGGGGACCTGGACGAGTACGCCGAGTTCGAAAGCTGGCTTGAGCGTGAGAAGCCCGCAGGTTGCGTTGGCGACATGGAGCGCGGCTGGATGGCCCGCGCCGCCCGGGCGCAACCCCCCTCGGCGCCGGATCTGGACGATCAATCGTTCGACGACAACGCCGAGCGCCTCACCAGAGACGCGCTCGGCCCAGGAGCGGGAATCAATCCGAACGCCACGTCAATCGACGACCTGTTCCTCGACGAAACCCCGGCGCCGGAACTGGAGCGGCCGGAGGTGATGGCTGTGCTCGTTCTAGGCGGAGTGTTCGATGGCGGGGAGCTTGGCGACAACGATATTGTTACCGTCAATCCCGCAATTGAGCGCCTTCAGGCAGCACTGGTCACCGATGGGGAGGTGCTTGTCGAGCTGATGACCGTCGCCCAGCACGAGCGCATCGTCGGGGCGCTGCGGGAGAAGATTGACGGGGCTGAATCGCAGGCTGAATACCAAACCCGAAGGGCCGAACACTTCGCAAAAGAACGCGACGCCGTTCTGTCTCGCCTGGCCGAGTTGGAGAAGCAAGCGCCAGTGGCAGCAGTCTCGGAAGAGACGTTCAGCGCTGACGGCACGAGCGACATCATCACTCGCAACCTGCCCATCGGAACGATGCTCTACGCCGCCCCGGTCGCCCAGGCTGGGCAGGTGCCGGAGGAAGTGCGCGAGGCTGTCGAATGGGCAGATCACCTGCTCTTTGAGTGCGGGGCCCTGGTGCAAACCCGAGCACCTTCGGTCCACGTTTACAACAAGGCATTCGCGGCAATCGAAGCAGCCAAGACGTTGCTTGCCGGCGCGCCGGCGAAGGGGGGTGAGTGATGGCCGTCTTCGAAGTGGTGAGCGGCGGCGACCGCAGCAGCCTGATCAAGCGCTTCGAGCGCAAGAGCAAGCAGCAGGCCATCAGTGAACTGGTGGACTTCCATCTCCTCAGCTGCGCCCGCATCGAGAAGCTGGAGTTGGAACTGGCTAAGTACGAGCCGGACATCGCCGCCTGGCGCGACGTGGCAGCCGAGCGCCGCCGGCAGGTTGAATCCAAGGGCTTCGACGCAGGCCACGACGACATGGCCACCCGGGGACAGATCGCCCGGGCGGCCAGCTGTTACGCGCTCCATGCCGGTGGCATCGGCACGGACTGGCCGGACGGCATTCGGAATGGCTCGGCACTGTTCTGGCCCTGGGACAAGGAGTGGTGGAAGCCCAAGTCGGCGCGCGAGAACCTGGTGCGCGCTGCCGCACTGATCCTGGCCGAGATCGAACGCCTTGACCGTGCCGCCGCTCCGGCGCAGGGAGGTGAGTGATGAATGACATTTGCGCGACCTTCATCCTCTGCTGCCAGCTCGGCACACTCTGTGGGCAGGCGTCGATTAAGGACCTCCCAGGGTGCTGGGAGCACAAGGTGGACGAGGACTGGAGCATATCGTTCAACGGGCACAGCGAAGAGGTCCGCGACTCCACCGGGTCGCCGGTGCCGCCGCTTTCAATTTGGGTCAAACACAGCCGCTATTTCGCCGACGGCATCATCACGCCATTCGGCGGAATGATCGTCGGTGGACGCGAGGCAGAAGATGACTTGATGTCAGCGCTTGAGGCAGCCATTCGCGCCAAAGGCGGCACACCAGCGACTGAAGCCGAGCAGGCTCAGGGAGGTCGCGATGACTGATATCGACGCAATGGCGACCCGCTTCGCTGAGCTGTACATGGCAAAGCTGGAAGAGCGCGGGCAGTGCATCCTCGCGAAGGCTGACATAGAGCGCCTAGAAGCCGAGGCCCAGGCGCTAAGGGAGGAAGTCGCAGCCCTGCGCGCAAGGGTGGTGGTTATGCCGGAGCGCATGGAGTTCCCGCCTATGCCAATGCACCCATGCGTCGAAGATCACGAGGCGTGCGGAGAAGTCCACGGATGGAACGCCTGCCTCAACGAACTGGCGCGTCTCAACGGCCAGACGGTGAGTGAAAGGCTGTTGCGTGATCTGCTGAAGTCCGCACAGAAGCTCTCAGATCGTGCCTCTAACTTCATGGTGTCCGGCGTTGAGTTCATCGAGATCGGCGACAACAACAGCGCAGTCATGGAGCTTGAAGTGACGCTAGAAGCGCTGCGCGCCCTGCTCGACGAGGGGAAGGAGGACGTCAATGCGCCAAGCCACTGAACGAGATTTCCGCCGTCCCGAGTTTATGGATGCTAATGCCGAGGATTATGAAATTCGCGATGACGGCGCAGTTGTTCGGAAGGATCGATGGGAAATGGGAATTCGCCACCTGGCCTGCTTGGTTGGCCTCTCTCGTGAATTTGAGATTCCTGATGTCCTAGCGCGCGCAGAGGAAGTGCTCGGAGGCTGGATGATAGCTGAGCCAGATGATTTCTCCGACATGCTGACGGGCAAGGTCGACCTAAAGCTAAGTTGCGGATCGATTCTGGTTGGCTGCGAGGAAAGTGGTGGTTATTTGACTTGGGGTTTCAGCATGAAGCGATTCATAGCCGAGGACATGGGAGCAGACGTTATCGAGTGGCGTCGAACGAAGGAGGGAGACGGTCATGCCTGAGCTGAAGCTCTGTCCGTTCTGCGGGGATGCCTTGGAGTTCCTTGTCATTGCGCGTGACTGGTACCGGGTCGCTCATCCCGAGAACGATCTGTGCCCGCTCAGCGGACACGACTACACCTACGCGCAAACCGCTCAGGGGCTGAAAACTCTGCAGGAGGACTGGAACCGGCGCGCCATCCCCGCCGACCAGGTGCTGGTGCCGCGCCGCCTCCTCGAAGACATCGAGAAAACCTGGCGCATCCCACACCCTCAGGCGCGGGAGCTCAATGAGCGCACCAAGCGGGCAATCGAAGAAGGCCTGCACGAACTCCGCGCCCTCCTCCAGCGCTAACCACGCCGGCTCATAGAAGCTCATAGCCGGCTCATATCCCCTTAACCGCACACCCATATGGGAGGCAGAACTGTGCCTGACATTCGAGAAGAGTTTGAAGCTTGGGCGACCAGCCGGTGCGTATCCATCACGAGAGCGCCTGAAGCGATGATGTTCTTCGGGGGTCGCCGTGTCCCTGCTGGTGGCTACATCATGGCTGACACAGAGCTTGCCTGGACCGCCTGGCAAGCCAGCCGCGCGGCTCCGAGGGTGGAGCTGCCGGACTGGGAGTTCCCGCATCACTCCGAGGTAGTCGAAGCCCTCCAGCAAGCCGGAATCGAGGTGAAGCAGCCATGACCGACACCAACAAGCTGAAGGACCTGGCGGAGCGGGCCCTTGGTTCTTCCTTCAACGCAGACGCCATGAGCTCACCGCTTGGCCAGTTCATCGCCGCCGCCAACCCTCAAGCCATCCTCGGGCTGATTGAGCGCCTGGAACGCCTGCAGGAGGCCTTCGACGAAGCCAACGAGATGCTGGCTCGCATAGGTGACTTCGCACACGACAAGAGCACCGGCCCGGGAGTGCCAGATGCATTATGGGAGGTCCGCAGCATGGCCTACAGCGCAGTTCGGATTGGTTTCGACGCAGCCCTGGAAGGAGGCGAGAGATGAGCGACCGTGAACTGCTGGAACTGGCGGCCAGGGCGGTCGGCATCGAAGGGAAGTTCTTCGAAAGCGAGAACGGCATCCACACCGGTATCTACCGGCCTGGGCTCGACTACTACTGGAACCCGCTGATCAGCGACTCCGAAGCGTTTCGGCTGGCTGTTGATCTCCAGCTCTGCACGTCCACCGGCGAACTGGCCTGCGCTGCAAGTTGGTCTCCGCATTCAGCGTGGTTGCATGAGGTTGTCGAGAAGCATGATGGCGATAAGCGCGCAGCTATGCGCAGAGCCATCACCCGTGCCGCGGCCGAGATCGGGAGGCAGATGGAATGAGCGATCCACCCTGCCCTCCAAATCGTCACGTCTGGATCTTCTCCACACCCCTGCATATTCGCTGCAGCAAGTGCGGTGCCATCGGCCAGCGGTGGCCGTCCCGGGCTGAGCGCGCCGAGTTCATCCGCGGTCGCTGGTTCTACCTGCAGCCCAAGTTCTGATCACCATTCCACCATCGCCGCACCAGCGGCGCGATGAGGTATTGCCCATGGAACCAGAAATCATCCATATCCCGGAGGTGGCCAGGCTGCTCGGGAGGACCGAATCGTCTATCCGCAGCGCAATCCAGGCGCGTCCGGATTGGCTTCCGCCGTACTTCAAACAGGGGGTTCGGGTGTGCTGGAGGCTGGAGACGGTGCGCAAGTTCCTGCGCGAATACGAGGCGGGAGAGCACAAGGCTCCGAAGGTTGGTCGGCCACGGCGTGATCCGCCGCGGCTGCTGAAGATAGGCTAGCCGAGCTTGTCTGCCAGATCGTGCGGGGAAAGGTGGGTGTAGCGTTTGAGCATGGCCAGCGTCTTGTGGCCGGTGATCGCAGCAACCTCCATCATCGAGAAGCCCCGTTCGAATAGGCGGGACGTGGCTTCGTGGCGCAAGTCGTGGAAGGTGAGGTCCTTCACTCCTGCGGCCTCGCAAGCCCTGGGGAAGTAGTTGCTGACGGTGTTCGGCGCCAGGCTGAACACCTTGCCGTCAATCCGCGCCGGCAGGGACTTGAGCAGCTCGCGTGCGCGGGAGGACAGCGGCACAGACCGACGCTCGCCGTTCTTCGTGTCCTCCAGGATCGCCACCTTGTCGCGGATCTGCTCGCGACGCAGCAGAAGCAGTTCTGAGCGGCGCATTGCCGTGTCGGCCGCCAACTCGATAATCACGGGCAATTCAGGGTGGAGCTTCGCCGCTTCCTCGTAGAGCTTCCTTAGCTCAACAGTGGTCGGTCGTCGCTCCCGTGCCTTGCTGCCCTTTGGCATGCGCAGGTTCTTGCAGGGATTGGTCAGCCCTTCCAGTCGCCATTCCTTCGCCGCCACGGTGTAGAGGTGGCTGATAATGGCCAGGTTCAGACGAACGGTAGCAGGCGAAGCGCCAGCCTTGAATCGTTCATCGCGGTACTCGGCCAGGTCGGAGGGGGTGATTTCTCCAAGCGCCTTGTCGGCGAGCGGGTGCTCAAGCCAGCGCTTGATCCGAACACGCTCCTGGTCGGCGCCTTTCTTGTGCTCGGTAACCTCCTCCTGATACTGCCTCAGGGCTTTGCCGAGCGTGGTCCGCATGGCTGCTCTGGTATCGACGAAGCGCGAGCGCGACATATCACCTTCGATCTCGGCCGCCCAGCGCTGGGCCTCGGCCTTGGTATCGAAGGTTGCAGAAAGAGTGGGGTGTCCTTTGCGGCGAATCTGCGCCCGCCAGGCGCTGCCGCGCTTTTCGTAGTACGCCAT